AATAGTCTCAATCTTATTAACTTGTGCACCTGCTTCAATACCTTGTAACTTTGCAAAGTCTTCCTTGGACATCAAACCATTAGCTGTCAATGATGCTAATTCAGCAGTACCACCTAATGCATCCCAACCTTCACTTGTCCATGCGTAGTTAGTATCGTTCTTACGAACATTCCATACATCACCAATCACATTACCTTCAGTAGGTAAATCTTCTACACTATCTACAGATCCCTTAAAGATGTACACAGAAGTAAATTTACTATCTACTTGGGATTTATTATAGTAATTGTTAGCAAGGTCATCTGCTACTACCTTTATGTTAGCATCAGTTTGATCCTTAGTATAATACCTAGTATCATGAGTATGAGTAGTTACTTCACCTACTAATACAGCTTCAATAGCTGCTTTACTGAGTTCAGCATCTTTACCGGGTTCTCCTTGAGGTCCTTGGAATCTACCCATGTTAACCCATTCTGTACCATTCCAAAAGTATAAGTCTGTACCAACAATATAAGAATCACTGAGCTGAGGATCTACTATATTACCTAACTCATCTGGGCTATTGAGTCTACCTTTCAAGATGATACCTGAAGATGGCCAACCTGTATTTACATATACATCGTCAACTTCATCCCAAAGATACCAATACCCATCTTCTCCTACTTTGGGAGGATTGTCTGCGTATTCCTTAGCTCTCGCTGCTTGAGTATTAGCATTATTAGCAGCAGTAGTAGCATTTGTAGTAGCCTGTTGTGCAGCTGTTTTAGCCTCATTTACGGCAGTTATAGCGTCAGCTGTATTCTTTTCCCTTGCAGCCTCTTGAGTCTCTCTAACAGCCTCATTTGCCTGTCTAGTGGCTTCATTTGATATCCTTTCCTGTTCTGCTGTATCACGAGCTGTTTCTGCTTCTACACGCTTAGTTTCTTCCTCCTTTCTAGAAGTTTCAGCAGTTACTCTTTCACTTTCAGATGCAACTCTAATTGCTTCATTAGCTATACGTTCTTTTTCTTTAGTGTTACGTTCACTTTCAGAATTTGCTCTTAATTGCTCTGCTGCTGCTCTTGCACCTTCAGCTGTTACACGATCTGATTCTGCATTAACCCTACTAGACTCTGCTTCTTTTCTAGAGGTCTCTGCTGCAATACGAGCATTCTCAGCAGTTACTCTTTTAGTCTCTTCTGCTTTCCTACTATCTTCATTGGAGATACGTGTATTTTCATTGCTTACTCTGGTATTCTCAGCATTAACTCTACCTTGTTCTGCAGTAACACGTAATGCTTCTGCTTCCTTAACAGCTTGTTCAGTAGCTTCTACTTGAGCTTTAGCATCTAAGGCTTCTGCTGCTGCATCTAATGCAGGTTGTTTTAATGATTGAACCCACTCTGCTTCAGTACCTACAAAACCATGTTGTACTGCAACTTCATATGCTGACCAACCTTGAATACCTTGCATACCAGATAAGTCAACAATAAACTTCCAACCATTCTGAGTCTTTAAGTAAACTTTAGCGTCATCAGGGTCTTCTACATCATTAGTATTAATAAGTACATATTCACCTAACTTTACATCAGCAGTACCCCAATCGGCTTCCATTGCTTCTATTGAAGGATATTCCTTCTTATAAGTGAAAGCATCACCAATAGCAGATATACCAGTATTAACATATTGTTTAGTATCGTAGTCATAAATCCACCAATCATTATCTACGATCTTTGGTGGATTACTAGCAATCTCTTCAGCTTTATCAGTAGCAGCTATTGCATCATCAACTATACCTTCAATTTCTTCTACAGCTTGATTGGCTTTATCTGCAGCTTCATTTGCTTTGTTAGCTGCATCTAGTGCAGCAACAGCAGCATCTTCAGATGCTTTGCTTAAACTATCAATCCAATCTTGTTCACTACCTTTAAATCCTAATTTAACTGCAATATCGTAAGCACTAAGACCACGAGCTTCTATACCTGTATCTACATATACTTTGTTGATAGGATCATAAGTAAACCAATGATCATTCTCACCTATATATGGAGTCTCTGCAGTAGCTTTTACTCCAGTATCTCTATTGTCTACCCACCAGTTGCCATTAGAACCAATGAATGGTGGTACATAGTCATCTTTACTTACATCAAAGAGTACAATCCATTTTTCTATATCACGATTGTAAACTTTAATTATTCTACCTTTTGAATCTGCTCCCAAGTCAACCCAGTACCCAACCTGATCTGGATTGGGTACGGTTATACTTGCGAACCATTCATAATATACATTATTCTTAATCATATTAAACTATATATGGATTTTCCTCTTTTATTGTTTGTATCGCTTCTAACCACTTATTATAGTATTCTGTAGCTTTCTCATCATTGCCTAGCGCTGTGTTTTTCACATACCCCATATAAAAAGGATCTGCAATACTAGAGTATTCAGATTCTCTTTTTTTCTCTATTTCTGCATTTTTGGCTGTTTTAATATTGTACAATTCTTGTTCAGAATATTCAGACATTGTAAATAAATGTCTCCAATCATATTCTGGGTGGTTTAAATAAAAATTTACATGATCATCAGACATCACAAAAGAGAACCCATTTTCTATATCTGCGTATTCTGTTGAAAATGCACATTCTGGTATACCTTCAAATTGTTCTTCAGTATACTCTACTACTCCGTTTTTATCTAATACGTATTTCATATTATTTCATTCTAAAAAAGTAAATATCTGCAGCAGCACCAGAATCTAATGCATGAGTATTTCCTTTAGTATCAATAAAAGTCATTTTAACAGTTGTACTTGTAACTTCATTTATTACTGCACTACCAGCAAAACCTGCTGAATCCCCACCTCGCATACTACCTATGTGTAAAGCTGAGACTTGAGAAGTACCAAAATTATGAGAAAATACATAACCTCCTCCAGAAGTAGTTACACCAGCAATTGAATTACCACCAATATTTACTAAGTTATATTTTGTACGACCTACGTGATATATACAAAATAAAGTACCTGGACCATTCCAATTACTAAGATAACCGTCACTTACAGAAAGACTTTTACAACTAAGCTTACCTGTTATAGTAGCATTATTTGCTACCATAGAGCCATCTTGATAGACTCTAAAAGGAGCCCAAAATCTATTTCCTTGTAAAGTACCATCATCAAATGGTTTACCTGCCCATATTCGTACTTCGTCACTAGCATTTCCATAACCTGAAATACCTGCAGTAGCTCTACCATTACTATCCATTGGGCCTAAAGTAATGATACCTCCTTTGAACATATTTATTTTACCTTTATTATAACGAGTTTGCCCATTAACAGTAGTAATACTTGATAGTAGATCATCATCCCCAATAGCTATCACTTGTGCAGCAGAACCTGCGTCATTACCAGGATCTAATACAACACATTTGTTTGCTGAATAAATGACGCCAGTGGGATCAAAATTCCAACCTGCTATAGTAGCGGTTTGTGCTAATAATAAATCTGTTGCAACCATTTCAAAAGAAGACATTACCTTAAATCCGCTGATTTTGTTAGTAGAACCTTTACTTTTTACAATGTAGTATTGACCATTATATTTAACAACATCTCTTCTATCTTCATTCCAGTAATAAGTTTTACTACTGCTAAACTCTCCTCTGAGTGTTAATGCCGGTCCTGCTGGGCCTGTTTCACCTTGTGCTGGTCTACCTTGTACCCAGCCAAGAGAGGAATCATAATAATACCAATATCCATTCAAAATGTACGGAGAATGCCCATCATTACCATCAGCTCCATCAGCTCCATTAGCTCCGTCTTTACCGGAAAATTTAACTGGTTCTGTCCATCTATAAGATGTGTTTGGTATTAGATCTATAGAATTAGTATTTGGATCATAAGTACCTTTACTTGACCAAGTAGTATAACTACTTAGATAATGTGCATCCAGTGACCAATTATATGCACCTGTTGCAGTAGGTAATGTGGCAAACGTTGGCCTAGAAGGTGTACTATTACTACAGATATAAATAGTAACTTCTTGTTTACCATTTTGACCAGTAATTCCCTGTTTACTCTTGGATATTACAAAATCTACTGTGTCTACTTTTGTATTTGATCCTTTTACAGTTGTATAAAAATCTATTTTATATACTAAAGCATCTGAAGTAAACGCAGAAAGTTTATCTGTAGGATAGCTTAATTCTTTTGTACTACTATTATAATTTAAAGATGGACCTGTTCCATAGTAAGGGGTTCCATAACCTTGTAATGTATAATTGGTTACTTCCTCATTACCATATCTTAATTTACTAGTTGTAGTTGCTACTCTAGCGGCATCAGCGGTGAAGTTACCGTTCTCATCAGTTACAATAGAACAGTTTTCATTTTGTAACGAACCACGATAAACATTTTCTCCATCTCTTACTTTGTTAATAGTTATGAAATCATAAAATTCGTTACCAACTGAATCTGTAACTACACACTTGAAAGTGACTTCATCAGCAATGTTCATCCATGCAGAGTTATATTGTACTCGTAATGTTGGACCTACTTCGTTCTGAATTAAATTCCAACTGTATTTACCAGCCTCACTATAATACCACTTATAAGTTGCACCATTAACATTTGTAGTAGATGTTGAAATATCTATATAAGTTGGATTTGGTACAGTTTCACCACTCTTGTAATGAAAATATTGTTCGCCAGTCATTGTCATATACATAGCATCTTCACCATTGAACCCATTTTCACCATCTTTTGTAGTACCTATATACCATACTTTATCGATAGCGTATCCATCTTCCAAAGTAACACCAATGGTTATTTCTGCAGTAGTAGAATTTAAAGTATCCAGGTAAACTCTTTTAGATGATAAATCTACATGAGCTGTGGCCGTTCCTTTTATAAGTTTAATGGTCATACTCTTGATATTTATTGCATTTATACCATGATATGCCATAACATCTGTATATATTTCACTTATGACTATTTTTGGATTACCAGATTCGTCATAAGGAATCACAGCAGTACCATTACTTAAGTCTACATAATAAGCATCTGCTCCTTCAGCACCATTGAATAATTTTGCAAGCTGTACATCATCATAATACTCACCACCATCTGAATTAGTTACTGTACATCTTAAAGATAATGTTCTTTGACCTTTATTCAATGAAGTGTAAAATACCTCTAATGAACTATAAGTTCCCATAATTACTCCAGTATCTAATCTTGTCCATTTAAAAGATGGATTAGTCATACCATGCACATTTGCTGTGAGACTTATAGTAGATGGAGTTGGCGCCCCACTATCATCTGGTGTTTCATATAAAAATAATCTATCACCAGTAATTTCTACCCATTTAGCAACATCATCACTTGGGGTACCTGCTTCACCTTTTGATACTTGTTTCTGCCAATCATCTTCTTCATCTTTCGGTTCAGCTGTAGATCCATCAGGTTTCATACAAATCCACAAACTACCATTATGACTTACTTGATCATAATAGTAATAAGTATTACCAGCAACCCAAAGGCCTTTATATACAGGTACTCTAACGATTCCTGTATTAGAAGTTTGATAAATTGTACCTACAAATTTAGTTTGTTCTCCACCAATTACAACTCTTTCCCTTACTACTCCAGCTACAGGGTCATCCGCTAGAGTAAACTCATCGATACCTTTGTAGAATGTTAATCTAGGGGAATTTATACCTTTAGCACTAATATAGATCGCATTACGACGCTCATCCATTTGTAAGTTATAATCTGGATCAGCTTCATACATGTGCCCTAACTGAAGTATAGTATCTCCTTCTCCTGGCTCTGAGCTATTTGGTTCACATACATCCTTTGATAATACAATGTAATCTCTTCCAACTTCATTAACTTTACGCCAATATCTTTTAACATTTTTGCCATCAAACTGTTGGCATATTGCCATATCATTAACTACAAATTCATTGTACTTAGTTCCATCTTCTGTATCAAAATAGCATTTATATCCATCAGCAAGTGTTTCTACTTTAGTACATTTCATGTCTCCTAAAGTAACCAACAAATCTCCTCCAACAGCCTTTATTTCATTTACTGTAAGTTCATTAACTGTCATGTTACCTCTTACAAATAAATTATCAAGCTCTAAATTCCACTTAGTTCCAAAAGGATACAAACTAGCGCCTTGCCCATCCCAACCAGATCTAAATATTGTTCCACCCTGTAAACCATTTTTAAAGTCTATTCTACCTTCTGCAGTATCCCCATATTTATTTAAAAAGGTCTTTTCAGTTTTTAAAGAAGTATACAATGTACCATCGGAAGGTTGAGTTGTTTCTGTTGATTTAATTACAGGTAAAGAACCAGAACTGCTAGCCACTGCTTCTACTTGATTTTCAAGTTTAGACAATGCTTGATTTAATGTATCAGATGTAGCCAACGGAGATGCATCATTCGCTTTATAATAACCAGATAAAGGAAATATTGTAGCAGTACTTTGGGTGTGATAGCCTGGAGTAGAACCACTACCTCCACCATTTGCAATTACTTCTGCTAAAGCAGTGATAGTATTCTCAGCTACAGTAAGTCTATTGAGAGCATCCTGTAATTGTTGTAATGTAGATCTATTGTCAATATCATCTATCCACTCTTGCATAGTACCACCAATCTCTGACATATCGGTGTCATGCTTAGTATCTAAAGTAATGATCTTATTATTCAATACATCATAGTAACTAGTAATAGCACTATTAAGATTAGTAGTTACACTAGTATCTCCTTCTACTATCTTATTACTAAGATCTTTATAATTATCATTTACTTTAGTATCTAGTATCTCAACATCTTCTTCTACAGCATCTACTCTCTCATTAGTAGCAAATGTACCTGATAGTGATGTAGTAAAGCTTCCACTAGTAATATTCTTATTACTACCATCTTGTACAAGGGTAATGAGGTCTTGCTCTTGCAGTTTAGTTGTTAGTTCAAATTGTGATATCTTTTTATTCATATTACTCTTGGATTATATGTTCTTCAATTTCTGTAAGAATACAATCATTATCAATGTCTTGTATTTCATAGAAATTTATTTGTTTTTTTAAACAGTTAATGTACCCACCAATCTTAATCAAATCTTCCTGAGTAAAAGGAAAATCTGGATCATTTTTCTTTAAGTCAGATTCAAGTTGATTATATATAACTTCTAAATGAGGAATAAGTACTATATTAGTAATAGATGTATTATCAATATCAACATTCATTTTGGTAGAATCATTAATCTGTTTACCTACCTTATTTACATATTGTGCATGATCCATTACTACAGTTTTTACAAGTATTACAATTTATTGTACAATTACAGGTTCTCATACCAAGTAGGTTTAACATTTCTTTATAATACATATCAGCATCCTCTGTCAGACCTAACTTTGTGGCATTGTCATATAATTCCTTCTTAAATAAGAACATCATAATACGCTCTTTCATTTTATTATCAAGGCAATTATAACAATATCTGGTAAGTAATTTTACTTCCGCTAAATATAATGATTCTTCCATATTTTTTTAAAATAAAAAAGGGAGCATGGGGGAATACCCCAAGCCCCCTTGTGAGTTAATAAGTTTAAAAGTTAGGCTTTAGCAACAAATGCTTTTAATGCTGTTTCAAAAGCAGAACCAGAAATTTTATCTTTATTAACATAAATCTCTGCAGATAGCGGAGTAGTTTTGATGTACTGATTATCGTTGCTTAAATACAAGTTATCCCACTCTAAAGTAAGAGTATCATATTCTGCACTCAGATCTGATCTGAATTCAGGAGCAATATACGGATAAATAGCATTAGCACGGTACTGAATACCTTCGTAACCAAGATTCCAATTCTCACGATCTCTTACAATATAAGCATTACCACGACCCGGAGTACCCTGAGTCTTAGCAATCGTCAAATTAGAAATAGGATACATTACATTGCTCAACAAACCAGAAGGAATTGTCTTCCACATGAAAACATCCATAGATACTTGGCAATAACCAGCATCTAAAGTAATTCCCTGATTATACGGAATTTCCTTTGCAGTCAATGTTAATACTGCAGCAGCACTAGTAGCTACTACTCTGGCTTGTTTGTGACTATTGATCTTATTCTTGAAAGAAGTGATCAAATCTGTTGCATTAGTAGTTTTAGCAATTACCTCATAAGTATGAGTAAACTGACCCGGAGCTTCGTGAATGTCATTATAAATAATGCGCAATACATAACGATGTCCCACTTCAGGAGTAACATCAGTTGCAGTAATTACTACTTTATCTTCAGCCTTAGCAACAAACTCAGTGAATACCATAGACGGTTTAGAACCTTTCTGAATCGGCATACTATAGTTAATAACCGACTTTGTAGATTTTGTACCCTCTTGATCGTATACATCTTCTTTACCAACACAAACACCAATGTAAAGTGCAGTGGCAGCTTCTGCCTCAGATGCAGATTTAACAATTACTTTGTTCTCATTGAACAATGCGATATCACCGTCAACTAAAGCATCTACAGTAGTATAAGAAGCCGGAGCTGTCTTAGCGATAAGTACTTTATTTACTTTTTGTAACATATTATTTATTTTTTATTATAGCTTCACAAAAATGTATTAAATCATTATATTCCATATATCCCTTCATCATGTTTGCAGCTGCACAAACAAGTTGAATATTGTCTTTAGTATAACCTTTTGAAGAGTCTATTCTATCTACACTAAGATTGTAAATGTTTTTCTTTCCGTTTCCCCATATTAATGTCATAGGAAATTTAGTAAGTGCACATTTTCCATCTTGTTTATTCCATAATTTTTGTAAATCAGATATCGTAATATCTATAAAAAGATTTTTTTTCTTAGCACGAACTAAGGCATCATGAAGTCTTACTTTTAAAACCCTTTCTAATGCTATAGCTTCTTTTACTTTTTTACGATTATCGTTATAAAAGGTTTTATAACATTCTTTACAAGAATTATTTAACATATCTCTATGTTTATTCTTTGTAGATTTAGTAAACTCTTTAGCTGGTTTATATTTTTTACAATGGGAACATAAATATAATTTTTCTTCCATTTTTACAAAGCACTTAGTTAAACATTGAGCTCAGTTTAACTTATTTTAGTTCTTCTACTTTGCTTTCGCATTTCCTCGTTAAACTAAACTTTTCGTATATTACTCCATACTATTTACTTCGTTAATATACGATTGATATCTTGGATTAGCCTCATTCTCCAAATACAACTCAACCGCTAACTTTACTATCTCATCATGAGTTGATGCTGGCATATCCTTGTACTCCTCAAACGGAGCATCAGTGAGGCTAATCTTATTGGGTATTCTCAAGTATGTGAGAATATAATTTCTTATATGGTAATTACCATCTGTATATAAATGAATAGTATTACCTTCATATAGTCTTAATGGTCTAGCAGATCTACCATGTAATCTATATTCTGACAAAGTATTTTGTCTTTGTCTATCAATGTTTTCTACAGTAGCCTCTAACACATCTGTGTTCTTAGTTCTTGGTTGACCACTTGGGCCAACAGGCCAACAATGATCATAACTAAATATTACAGCTGTTTCACCTAAAGTAGTCATATAATCTTCTGGTAGAGTAACTGTATACTCTTCTGGATAGGTTGTGAATTGATAAGACTTTCTTGTAACCAAACTACGAAGATCATCAATTCTCTTTTGATCTTGTTCAAAACCAGTTTGCTTAAAATTGATACCAGAGTATCTAGTTTTAATAAACTTAATTAAACCAGCTGTTAACCAATATTCAATATCTGAAGTAGTAGGTTTCGTTAGATTACTATCTAACTGAGCTATTTCTAATTCAAATGCTTCTTGTAAGTCAATGTACCTCATTATTGTTGATTATTTGGTTGTTTTACTTGTAATCTATATTTACCTTCAGTAATAAACATATTAACTGCTAAATCTACAATTTCACTATGAATTGATTCTGGTAGTTCACATTTACTAGCTCCATCGGTAGTATTAAATCTTAATGGCTTCCTGTAGTAAGTCAATGTAACATTACCTAATGTAGTATATGCATCTACTGCTACTTCTATATAGTTATATTTAGTAGTAGGATCTGATACTAATGCAACAGCAGGTTGCCTAATGATAGGTGTATTGTATGCAGTTTTAATAAACTTACCAAGATCCCTATACTTAACTAATTGATTGTCTACCCTAACAAAATCTTTATATTGTTTGTATGTACCTTTTACTTTACTAAAGGAGTGTACATATAAGAAATATTCTTCAGTAGATACATATGGTAATCTGTATCTTGTGAAACCATTAAGAGTGGTACCTGTTGCAGTTAACTCTTTTTCTACTAATAAACTCTTAATAGAATCTGTATTTCTAGTATGTATATTGGTCTCAGTTTCCATCTGATCATCACCAACATAGTTCATCATTACATACCTATCTTGAGCTTCATTTAGTATTGAAAATATAAGATCAGAGTTAGGTTTCTCATCTATAATAAGATCTGGGCTAATAAGTTGAATTCGTCTTTCGAATTCCATCTGCATTTCCTTACTACTCATATTACTCTGATAATTGTGCTACGTACTGTGGATGTGTTTGAGTTCTTGGAGATTCAATATTCTCAATTGCCATGTCAGCAGCTAATTTAACTACTTCATATTGCATATACTCTGGAATTTCATCTAGAGTAGACGTAATATCTTGATTATTAATCTTTCTTGGGTATGCTAAATAAGTAATATCTATAGTATAGGGACCTACCATAAGATCCCTATCTATAAATACTATTAACTTATTATCCTCCAGTATTGCTACAGGTTCTTCAATCCAAGGTTTATTATTATAAGTTTCTAAGAATCTAGTAGCTTGTTCGTGACCAATAAGTTTTACTGTAGCTATTTTATTACTACCAAAATGTAAAATTCCTTCTAAGAAGTACATACGCTTATCTTGAGTATCATCACCATAAGTAATACTAGATTTGAAATTATTCATAGTGAGTCTATTACTTATAGGTTCACTTAGTAAAGACAATCCTTTATCAGTTTTTACTAAACCTTCTAAGTCTGCTACTCTTTTTATATTACCTTCAAATGGTATTCTAAGAGTATTATTACCAGTAACTTTAGTAGCTATCTTACTTAGATATGCTGTGTATAACCAATAATCAATTTCCTCAGGTAAGAAAGATGGACAGCCAGATATACCAATATTAACGGCATTTTTATCTGCTTCAATCTTAAATGCTATATGTGCTTCTAATACTGTCATATTACTTAGATTCTATTTCTTGCATGATAGCTAGTCTTATATCTTGATTCTTTTTATCATCAAGCATTAGTACAGCTTCATCCATACTTCGACCGATTACATCAGTACCATAGTAATACATATTCTTATTCTTACGAATAATATTTTTACTAATAGCTGCTTCGATCAAGTATTGAGTTTCTTTATTCTTATTATTTACCCACAGTAGTAAATATCTCTGCGGATCATTTTCAATAAGTTCGTTCAGCTTACTTTCAACTAACTCATTACTAATTGAATCTGACTTAATACCATAAAGTCTAAGACATTTACGCATTTCTTCAAGAGACATCTTAGTAAACGCTGAATAAGCCTCACGTTTAACTTTAAATTTCTTATTATTCTCTTCTGCTTCTGCTTGAGAATTACTTAGCAAGTAGTCAGTACTTGGTGTAATATTACTAGTGCCAAATGCTACTCTTTTATGATTTTTTAAGAATAAGTACTTTAATTCATCCTCTGGTTTCTCTGTATGTATATACAGATCCTTATTACCTAACTTAACTGAATAAGTAGCCCAGAATGGACTATATGGTGCTAAATGACCTTCTGGATAACCAATAGCTTTTTCAAGTCTACGAGCATCTTCTTCTGTCAAACCAGTATATCTATTTCCTGATCTAGTCCAATACGGACCAATATAATCACCACAATTTTTGAACTTTGAAATACCAACCCAAGGGTTAGTTCTAATAAATCTTAACGTTGCTTCCATATATTCTTAATTAAATATAGATTTTAAACCTGTTAATAAAAAAATATAGGGGCTATTACGCCCCTATAAGTTATATTGTATAATATTGGCGTACTTGTTTAAATACGTGGATTAACCCTCAGCGTCCATGATCAACTCACCACAGCCACGCGGATCTCTCAACATAATACCCATCTCACCTAAGAAGTGAACAGAGTAACCGTCTTTTGCATTAGAACGCAAAGTGTTGATAGATTTTGCAGGACCTGTAGGAGAAATAGAACCACCAGTATACCACTGCATGAACTCACGACCCTTACGTACTACCTTAACAATGTTTGCTTCGCCATCTCTACGACTTACATCCAAGAATGTAAAACGATAAGACTCAAGCGGCTTACCAGAAAGCGGGTGTAACAAACGATTGAACGTAGTGTTGTCATACAACGGGAAGTGTTTCAACGTCAACTCAATACCATTATTCATCTTGTATGTTACAAACTGACCACCTAAAGTCAACTCTTGACCACTACCACTAATGAACTTAGTATCGATTACATTCATCGTAGCTGCTTTTTGTTTCAATACACGGTCAAACTCGCGAATACCCATCTCACCAGTTAAGGCTACGAACTTACGCTCATTAGTACCAAGAATATTGTAAGACAGATCAAACAAGAAGTCCTCAAGCAACTCTGTTGTCAACTCAGTGTAATAACGTCTATTAGACGGTGCAATCTGCTCAAGCAAACCAGCTGGCAAGTAAACAGGACGACCATTAGTACCCTTCAAAGAGAAAGTACCATCAGCGTTACGATTTGACTTAGAGTAAACCATCATCATCTCACAACGTTTTCTCCATTCACGCATTGCCACCCATTCTTGATAGTCAGACCACAAATAAGATTTCTTACCTGTTTTAGGATCCTTCAATGCAATCCACAATACAGTTGCATAAGCCGTACCTGTAATATCATAACTCAAACGAGTAGTGAATAAGTAGTTACGCATCTTGAATTGAGTATTGTAGTTCAGGATATCTGCCTCTTCACTGTACTCCTCATAAGCAGAACCAAGACGTGACATTTCACGACCAGCTAACAAATACTTACCCGGAACATATGAACTAGACTGACCATCAGCGATGAACATAGTATAGCACCACAAGTTACCGTCCTGTACAGGAGCACCTTGAATACGTAATTGATATTCTTTGTCATCAAGTACTACAATAGCACCCGGACCAAACCATTTATCTTCTACCCATACTTGGATAGGTGTGTTGCCAATACCAGCCATGATTGTGTCAGCATTAGCAGCAGTAATTTCAGTACCCTGCCATTTTGCAGAGCGAATTGTTACAGCTCTATCGGTATCAATTTCTACATACCATTCATATGTACTTTGATCAATAGTCATTACGTTACCAAGACCACCTGTGATAGCATCAATGGAAGTACCATAAGCACCGTCTTTTGCGGCAAATACGTAAGAAACAATACGTTCTACTTCATACGGTCTTGACAACATTGCTTCTGAAATCTTATTCTCGTCAATAAGATCTGAAAACCATCTACTTTTACCGATCTGTAAATTATTCAGAATTCCGTTATCCATAAATTAATTTATAATCTTTAATTATTGTTTAAACTTCGTGCTGCGATACTCCATATAGAGTTTGATGAACTAGTGTGAATTCTTTTAGTGCCTTTCGTAGCACCTGTCGTCTTTAAACTTTGTTTCAAGGTCTTTATAGCAGAGCTAGTTCCAATTTTTTTTGCAGTATCTAGCAAAGTGTCTCCCTTCATAGTAAAATAGGCAGACTCAATTAAATTTTTTACACTCTTAGAATAGTCTTTCTGATATTGAGTAAGACCATCTGAGTCCGCTTTAAAGATATAATTCAATAAAGCTTTTTTATCCTTTTCAGGAATAGCGATACCTCTGATATCTTTCAGCGATTTAATGTTGGTGACAACGTCGTCAACAAATTTTTGTTGGCGCTCGATTCTTGCCTCATTTTGCTTTTCCTGATCAATCAATAGCTGTTCCTTCTTCTTTTCAGTAATCTCCTTCATTAGTTCAAGAGCTTCCTCTGCTTCATCTTCTAGAATACCAGCATCTTCATACTTTTCTAGTTTACTCTGGATTCTCTTCTCACTAAACCCTTTTTCTAACAACAATTCACGAATGATTTGCTTTTGATTACTCTCGATTGAAGTGTCAAAGTTATCAAAATCAATAGCAGTACTAACTTGAAAATAATCTTCTAGTTTACCACCATTACGAACGAATTCATCAATCTTAGCAACCTCTTCACTTGAATACTCTGGAGTTGAATTTTCTTCAATCAAATCCTTGAAGTATTCACATAATTCCTCTACTGTTTTAGGTTTCTGTGATTCTTCATCTTCTTCAAAGTCTAACCCTAATTCCTCAGTAATAGCATCAAAAAAAGCACTAACTTGAATACCTTCATTATCTAACTCTTCCTCTTCAGTAGATGTTTCCTCAACGGTTTCTACTTCCTTAGTTTGTTTAGATTTCTTTTTAGGTTCTTCAACTTCTACTTCCTCTTCCTCTATTTCTGTTTCCTCTTCAGTTTCTTCAGTCTCTTCAACCTCAGTATCTTTTTCCTCTTTAGAAGTATCTATTCCAAATACTTCCTTTACTGAAGGACCTCTGTTAGTTCTTTGTAAACGTTTGATTTCATCATCAGATAGATCATCATTACTTGTACTAAACGTACCTGTTACTAGAGGATTATTTAATGTTTCAGATGACAATGCATCTGCTACTGCTTCCCAACCTAATAGTGTATTACTATTGTTATCCATAATTATATTTAATTAGATTTATTAATGTTTCCATTTAGCGGCGTTCTTGTATACCGCTTTACATAAATTATAAAAAGTATTATTATCAAGATCTGATTTCATTTGATTAATTGCCATACAAACTAATTGAACATTATCTCTAGTATATCCTTTTTTGGAATCTATTCTATCAACACTTACATTAGTAGGTATTCTACCATTATTGAATATATATGTCATAGGTAAATTAGATATAGCACATAGTCCATTTTGTTTACACCATAATTCTCTTAGATAATCTAGTGTAATAGTACATTCTTGACCTTTCTTATTAGATCTTTCTAACACTCCATGATATCTCTCTAATAATATTCTATTCAGATCTTTCTTGCCTCTATTGGCAGCTTTTCTTTTTAAGTATTGCTGTTTCTTACAATCTTTACACCTACGATCTTTTCCATTGCGAAACCAATTGCTAGGAGAATTATCAAAATCCTCTTCTGGTTTATATTTATTACATTTATAACATAATAAATTCCCAACATCATCGTATTGTATAAATTTTGTTCTTAATCTTTTTCCCATCAACCTTTCTTTTTACCACCAAAATTCCTAGCAAAGTTAGCTTTCTTCTTCATAGCTGGACTTGCTTTACTACCTTTCTTTAATACTTTATTTGCATATTCTTGTACACCCATACCAGCTTTCTTAGCTGCAGCTTTAAATGTACCTCTCTTGCTTTTCTTGATATGTATTCCACCATTCTTATAACTTGGTACAGGATATAGTGGGTATACTCCTTCTAACTCTTTCATATTGATTATTTGTTTTCTTGTTCTTCCCCAAAGAATATAGGTAACCCTAATGGAACTGCCCATTCGATTGGAGTAAGATTATTCATTCTATTTACAAAACCTTGTTTATCTGGTCGAATATCATATAGAGTTCGTAATACTGGGTTGACCCTATTTGCATATTTACTACGATAAGATAAATATTCTTCAATTTTATCCTGAGTAATAGGATCTGTCCAATTATTAATAAGACCTTCTTTTTGCATACCCCTTTTAAGCTGAATCATGTGAGCTTTATTTTCACTAGGTGTAGTTAAGTATCTATACGTGTTAGGGTTAACATCCATCAAACTCTGTCTTATTTCATTATAACTCATTATGTTGTCTCTATCTAGTAGATACTCCATATAGTTATTCGTAGCATCTGCATTATGTACTCTATTAACTAAAGCATCTGCTAAGTGACTGATTTCATGATTTGCTGTCCCTTCCAGATAATAATCTGGATTAAGACTAATTGTCATATCTTCTATAGTAGGCTGATCTACTTTACCGGTAGTTCTACCATATATAGGATTCCCAGCACTATCATACATTTGTTGATGCTTAACGTACTTACCTCTATTAGCCATATCCTGAAAAGCAATGGCAGATGCAGCTTTCTTATAATTTGTACCATAAGCTTTATCAACCTTTTCAAGAGTTTCTACACTACCATCAGTAGGCATAAATAAATCATTAGTAATCTTACTAAGTTCCTTATCATACTCCTGCATGTTATTATATTTTCTCTTTACTTCGGCAAACTCTTGGTCATAATCAGCTTCAGTTTTAACCTTTTTACCCTTCTTCTTTTTAGTGATTGTAGGAGTAAAAGGCTCAGCATAGGATTCTGCAGTATATGCGTCTGTTCCTTCAATTGCTCTTCCTACTTTCTTTTTTATTTTCTTTATAGTTTTACCAACTCCCCAAGGTATTAGATTTAATGCAGCATCAATGGCAGCTCCAGCATAATCTCCTTTGCCTAAGTCTTCAATGAAGTTAACTGCATCTTTAATATAACCAGCTGGAGTAATATAAGCTTCTGGTTGAACTGCATTAACTGCACCTGATATTTTCCTTTGTCTTTCAAAGTATTCAGGAGTACCAGTTCTATATTCTGGTGGTAAATCTGCTTTGTTTATGGTTTTACCTTTACCATCTTCATATGTAGGAATAGAATCAAATTGCTCTTTAATATCAAAATATGTAGCATCAGGGTTATTTGCCCTGACACTATCATATATCTGTTTTCTCTCTTTAAGAGATAGATCTTTCCATTTCATACTAGTAATATTTACTTACCTGTCTTACCTGGTTTACCTTTTCCGCCCTTTTTAGAGCCTCCTTTACATGCCATAATTGTTATCTCCTATTTTTTAGTTTTACTCTCACCTACCACTTTATTCTTAAGAGCAGTTTTAGCCTTAAGTTTCTCTCTATCCATTGCAGCTTTATCTTTCTGAGCTTGCAACTTCTTAGCTTCATCAAGCTTTTTCTTTTCAAGAGCTAGTCTTTCTCGTTCAATTGTAGCTTTAAGTTTCTCAGCTTTTTCAGCTTGTTCAATCTTACGTTTTTCTAACTCTTTCTTATTCTCTTCAGCTCTAGCTTTATTAGCTAAATCCATCTGTTTACTTACAGCATCAGATACAGCTTTTTGTCTAGCTATTTCTTGATTACCAATCTCGATAGGATCAGGTATACCATTCATATCTTGATCCATATTTTCAGATCCTCTATAAGCATTTAATTGAGCTACAGTAATCTTAGTGGCATTATCTTGATCAATTTTATATTTTTCAAGATCAAGTTCAGCTTCCTTAAGCATAAGCTCTTGTTCTTTAACTTGATTCTGCATCTGTATTAATTGCTGTTGCTGTTCAGCTTCTTGCTGTTGCATTGCTTGCTGTTGTGATAATCTTTGTTGTTCAAGCTCTTGTAGTTTACTCTTGATTAATGATAGATTATCCATAGTATACATTTCAGCAGCGTCTACTAAACTTGCACCATTCTGCATAGCAGGTTGAATTAATGCTCTAAGTTGTTCAATAGCTTGTACTTCTTTAGTGCTATCCGTTACAAAGATATCGAAATCTTCATAATGGAAATTATCAGCTAATGTTATGAATGCTCTAGTAGTATCATCAAATATGTAATTTAAATACTGTTTATCACTATCCTTCCATGCAGCTTTAGCAGTATTTAATAGCATAAGCAATGCTTGCCTTTTTACCTGATTATGCATCCAAAATAATGGTTCTGTAATATGTGCAGATTGTATAACTGAACGTTCTACGTTACCTACTAATTCAGTACTAGATATAGCTCCTTGTCTTTGTGGTGTTACTCCAGATAACTCTGAAGCCATTGATTCAATCTTATCTAGTAATTGAATATATTGAGCGATAACATTACCCATAGTAAGATCCCAAGTGGTAAATCCATTAAAATTAGATGGTCTACCTCCTTCCCTGCCTGGAATATCCCATCCTTCATCATATGGGTTAATGAATGCTACTCCTAGTGCACTTAGATAATGCATCCATTTAGCAGTATCAATACCTAAACCTTTTGGTATCTGTGTAACATCCATTACAGGAACTTTACCTTTATCCCTAGCCATTGCTAATTCCATTCTATAGAATGTCGTAATGTACAAATACTGTAGAGGCTTCATAATACTAACTAAAGATTTAGGAGCACTATTAGTATTACTATAGACAATTCCTGTATATGGTAGTCGCTGAGAATTAAGATTTTTACTTGTAATATATTGGTATTCAATAGGCTGAATTCCAAAGTAAAGATCATCAGCGTTATATCCTTCCCATACTTCAATGATCCAATCCCATTCAACATTTACTTCATTACCAGTAGTCTTGTAATATTCATCTACTACAAACTCTTCCTCTTCTCTAGTTTCAGGATTAACTACAGTAACAAAACCAATCTTTTTAAAAGATTTCCAACATACATGATATACTACTACATCCTCTGCATCTCCATAAGGATTATGATCAGGATACTTACTGTAGATTTTCGTATCAATATGATTCCAATCATCTACCATGTTCTTATCACCTAACCAATTCTTAGCTCCTTTACCATATTGACCAAATTTCTCTAGTAGTTGATTAAGCTGTTTTTCATCAAGTTTATCATAAAACTCATCATATACCTGAGTATATGGCATAAGCATTTTATAACAACACATTGAAGCTTCATGAATAAACTCAATTCCTTCAGCATCATCAAACCAAAAGTTCTTTGGATTAACTCTATTCAAACAAGGCTCCCCATTCCTGATGCCTACATATATTACTTCTTCACCAGCAATTAAACCGTCTTTCCAAGTTTTTACAAACTCGTGATCAATATTTAAAGAGTGTTTTAAATAGTTTAGGGTATGATAAGCAGTAACTTCTGCTACATCTTTATAATCCTTAGTAAGGTATTCCTGTATTTGCTCTGGGGTTTGTATTTCACCAGAAGATAATGCTTCCTCATACCTAGCCTGTTCTTCAGGACCCATTTTAGCCATAATAGATGCTTGAACATAATCAAGCAACATCTGTTTAGCTTTTTCCTGCATTTCACTTGCAGCTGCATCACTAGTCCTACATACTTTAAAATTAAATGGTCTTTTAGTTTCTTCACCAATTAATAAATCAATTTTAGGTCTAATAATGTTATAGTCCTGAGCTACTGCTGGAAAACCATCATCTTGATTAAAAGGATTTGTAACATATTTTAAATCCTTCTCACTGTATACACTATTATATAAATCATAGTATGTTTGCATCTCTTCATCAGTAGGTATTGAACTACCATTACTTAATTGAGATTGCCCTATGATATAGTCTACACATGTTTTTTTCCATTCTTCACTCTTTTGGCTAAAAGGTATTTTTTGTATAGGAAAGCTATTTACTGTGCGTTCCATATTTTAAAATGAAAATGTTAATATATTTGAATCAAATAATTTATTTGTAGAATCAGAAGTATCTTGTTCAAACCATTTATCTGTGAATATTGGTGTATCAAACAATCTTTGCTTCTTCTCTATTTCTTGTTTTTGTTTTACTTGAGCTGTATATAATTGTTCCCTATATATCATTACTTGCATCAATGCCATTACACGGTCAAAGTTACCTTTATCATTGTATTGTATTAATTCCTCAAGTAATGGTTCTGATAATATAGACTCAAGTCTCATATGACTAGATTCTACTTCTTCTTCTAGCCATTCTTTAATTTTACCTTCTCCCCAAAGTTTAATTTCCTTGTTCATATGACAGCCTTTCCTTCTATTTACTTTGGAGTCTCTTACAATGTCTTTAATAATATCTGGTTGATCTGCTAATAAGTAGTCACAATGTTTATTGTTAAAATAAACAAATAAACCTGTATTTTGATTTTCACACATTAACCTTGCATTATAGTATACTAGTAGCTTTCTTACGTTCTCATAGAACTCTTCTGATGTTTTTGGTCTACCAGTATATTCGGCAACTATGATATCACTGTATGATTCAAAATTCTGTATACGTTTGTATATGAATACTGATCCTAGTGAGTTAGTGCCAGATTGATCGTGGTCATAAGGGTCACATCCTGCTATATATAAACCTATAGGTGTTTCAGGACATGGATGTTCCCATATTACTATAGATCCTTCAGGATTTGCTTCTTTTGGTAATGGGAATTGCGTAATATCACCTGTCTTTTTAATACTCCATTTTACAGTACCACCATCCCAAGTAAGATCACCTATTTGTTTATGATTTTGTAATTTCTTATTAGTTCTAATACGAGCTAATTGTTTTTGTAATTCCCTTTTAGGGAATATATTACCTGTTAACTCTGTAAATGCTTCTGCAGGAGTTTCAGCATGCTCAGCTACATATCTATCGATAGCTTGCATTGTTTTTGCATTCTTAAGCTCTTGCTCTCTTAATGATAATATATATTTCCTTGATGCTTCATGATTAGTGTTACCATCATTATCCATAAACATACGATTTCCATTTTCATCTCTTGAATCTAGATTAGTATGTTGTGGAATAAAGAACCCACAGTATTTTCCACCAACTGCACAATCATCCCATATATTAGGGAAACCTAAGCAGTTATAAGATTCAGGATCATAAAAAGCTTCACGTAATGGAGCTACTGCATCACCTTGATCACCACCAGTACCAAACATGATCATAAGTCCAAATGCTACGCCATCGTGTTCTACTGATGGTCTTGCAATCTGCCATGCAGCTTTTAGTTCAGCAAACGTACCTGCCTCTTCCCAAAGTATAAGTACACCTCTTTTACCACGTACTGCATCTGGGTTATCTTTTAGAGATACACCAATGATTTCAGATTTATAACCTGCTTCAGTTTTATTACCATAATCATCAGTAACCCACATAGATGCTCTACGTCTCATAGATGTATTTACTGCTTGACGTTTTTTACCCCATGCAGTATATTCATCAATAAAATCCATATAATCCCAAGCCTTGGTAAGGATCCCATCGTCTGTAAGATATTGTTTATTTGATGCATATACATATGATTTTGATTCTGGTATAAGGAAGAAATTACGACAAAGCATAGCACCACCCTTATATGAATAACCCTTACGCCTAGCTTTTGCTACACATAAGTGTTTACCTTGTTCTTGTGCTTCCTCTATTGCTTGAAAGTAATAATAATCATAATCATAGAAATCTGGGAATGTACGTTCACTAACAGATTTCCATTCTTTTAAACCAGTTTTCCTATTAGTTACTTCCCTATATACTTGTCTTACTATGGGACAATAATTTAAATAAAAATAATGATAACCTGTTATAAAGTCACCATCTTCTGCAGTATAACCATATATACATTTTTCTACTTCTTGATCCCAAAAGCTATAGTATTCAGTTGTGCCTTTAGGGTAAGCACAATAAGAGCCCGTCTCTACAAATGTAAGGGCGGGCTTCCTAAACTTATTGCTATTTTTGATTTTCTTATTGAAATCAATCATAATTGTTATCGATTAAACCACTGTTTGATCTTTAAACCTAGTCTCTTATACCAAGGTGCTTTAGTTGGTTTAAGATCCATAGATTTTGAATAAGCTTCTTTCTTTTCTCTATATGCAATTTCTTCAGCCAATTCGATTTCTTTTCTAGCCTCATTCTCATGAGCTGGGCCAAAATCAATAATCAAATCGAACGGTTTCTCTTCAACTTTAACTAGTTTAGCCTTACTTGTTTTCTTTGTGCTAGTAGTTTTCTTTTCCTTAGTCATAGTTCTTAATTTTTAACACTGCCTGTAACGGCAGTTAGTTTTATTTTGTTTCAAATTGTATTACTTATCGTACAGCTTGTCTATTTGATAGCTCATATGGGTTAACTTCTACTCCACCTCTAACTCTACTACTTGCCATTTCTTCAGATCTTACAGCAGTCTCTAATGCATCAAGAGATTTAATAGTATTACCGAGTTTTTCCATACCTGCTAATATTAATTGGACTTTCTTATCATCTAGTTCATCTTGTAAAGATTCTGCATAATATCTAGATACACTATCTAACTTAAGTCTTGCATTCTTAAGTAGTCCTAATATTAGGGTTTCATTAAAGTTAATGTATGCTTGTTCTGCTTCTAATACCTCTACAGGTAATTTATAATTAGCATCTCCAAATAGTTCTTTCCTGAGTCTAGGTCCTATCTCTTCAGGACTCATACTTTGGACATATGGACTATCGTATTTGTTCTTGAGTACGATATAACTTATTTGTTTAGTGGCTATTTCTTTATCTGCTTTATCAGCATCCCATAACTTTTTAAAGCAGGGTATGCCTAAGGTGTCATTGTGAATAATTACTTTACCACCAAGTATGTCAAATAGTTTCATTAGTATTAATTAACAAGTGCTAGGAGAACATTTATCACAACATTCATTGTGTCTGTTTTTCTCGTATTCGAGATTTCGCTTAAAGTTGTTATATAATTCTTCACTCTTTATGATAGCAATCTCTCTATCATCATCACTTCTCTTATAAGAAGCATACAGAACAAGAACAATATCCCCAGCCTTTACATCATACTCCTTACCATTAAATTTAAGGACACCATCTTCTTCAATTACCCAAGCCCAGTCGATATTTAAATAATGATTACGAATAGAACTAACACTATTAATATCATTGTCTTTTATTGCCAAAAGTGAGCTGTTACCAGCATAAATATATGTATTCATGTTAATCTAAATTTATTTTAATGTATCTATTTCTATAATGTCTGTTCAATGCATCTACTGCTTCTTGTTTAGTATAAAATGCATTAACATACTCTGGGTTTTTACTGTACTGGTTGATTATCTCTCTCAGCTGCTCCGCTTTCTCGTCCCTGTTCTGCATTCTCATTTTCTTCTTTTTTATCAGTTGAACCAAATCCACCACCACGATCTTCACCTGCTAATTCCTCTACAATTACAGGCTCCATCTTCGGATAAGGCATTACTACTAACTGAGCAATCTTTTCACCTGGCTGATATATTGTAGGAAGAGCATCTGTAGTAATCTTGAATTTAACAAGAATCTCACCTTTATAGTCACAATCTATAATACCTACTGCATTACACATTGACATAGACTTCTGAGAAACTGATGATCTCATAAAGATCAAACCCATATGACCTTCAGGAATCTCTACGGATAATCCTGTATGATATACTAATACTAACTTACCACTCTTATCAAATTCCTGAGTAAAGGAAATTGCTGTTAAATCTAAACCAGCATCATTAGGGTTAGCATAACTAGGTAATACTGCGTCTTCTTGTAATTTCTTAAATTTTAATTCCATATTATTTTCTTACTATATTGTGTCCTAATATTATTTCTGTTGCTTGTGCTGCTAAGTTTGCAGCATAATCTTCTGCAAATTGACTACGATTCGTGTCCTGTAGTATCTGTCTCAGATACAGCAGTATCACTTGTTGATTCAGTAGTATCTTGTCTAGTTTTTCTTCCATGCTTTGCATAGTATAATAATGCAATACTATTCCATGCTACTGCTGCTTCATGCCTTACTTTAGTTTCTGGATCAAATTCTTCATAAGTAGAAGCGTATAAGTGTCTTAATAATGCACCTTTATATCTTTCATAACCATTCTCTAGATTCTGCCAATTATTGTCACCATACTTCTTAGCACCTTCTGTATATACTCTTGCAATGTCCTCAAGACAATCTAACGGTATTAATTCCCATCTAGTCTTATCGTCTAGTTTATCATTCTTCATACCCGTCTGGTCTTGGCATTTCTTCGATTCGTATTGCATCTATTTCGGTTTTATTTTCAATTATTGCTTTAACAATTCTATGATAACCATCACATATTCTACCTAAATGATCAATTAGTATTGGGTGACTCAAATCCGTGTCTTGTATCCTTTTACTATGCCAAATTATATCATCTAAGTTATTTATCTCCCAAGGTAAATGATCTAGATTTACTCCAGCTAATGGTAATTTAAATACAGGATAGTTCTTTTCTTTCACCCAAGAAACTAAGTTTGAAGCTGCCCATATCTTCCCATCTGCTGTATATCTGTTCTCTGCTAAACCTTGTTTAGGATACGTTACTATTGGATTTTTTGGTTCTTTCTTTGCAAACATATTTCTTTTTTAATTTAATCTTAAACAAATAACTAAACATAATTGGCTTAATATCTTTCTCATCTGAAATTGTATTTTGAGCAAATTTGAAAGGATGATTGCAAATTACTTCTATTACTTGATAAGGTATATTATATTTATGTGATAACTCTGTATAGATACTTGTTTTATTTTGCTGGACCATAAGTTACTTTATAGTACCTATTATTAATTATATTATCCAGAGTAAGAGAAGACATATCAAATGTCTCAGGTCTAACACTATTAGCTGCGATACCTATTTTATCTAATACTGATGTTGTATTATCAGATGAAGCATATACTATAGAGTTTAAAAAAGCAGTTTCAACTTTAGAGTACTGTTTTCTAGGTTCTAGTATTACTACTTCAGATTCCTTACTAAAAGGTTCTTCACTAATACCATATAGAATAGTCTGTGTATCACGAATTAAGATTCCATTATTATATGGTAAATTCTTACCAATAAGTTTATACCCCCATCTTTTTAATTTACCATAACTCTTCCATAGCATTATTGAACCAGGTTTAATTACTAATTGTCTCATCATTTATCCTAATTATAATTGTTACTTGAACCCTGTCTCCAATGATCTCTGGTATTAGAGCTTTATTGACACTTAATTCATCTTCGGCTGGACCTGCTACTAGAATACCTTTTTGTTTAAAGGACTTGATATATCTACTTAAATTATCCTTAGTAATACCTAAGGTGTTTATGATATGTTTCCTATTAGCTCTATTAGCTATGTTCTTATTCTCATTTGGTTGTTTATCATAGTTAAGATCAAGTCTAATGAACTCTGCCATTAATTCTAGTTCTCTGTCCGTAAGCCGAAGAATACCATTAAGTGAAATTAGAAACTCTGTAACAAGATCATTTTTGTTTACAGATTTTACTAATTTATTCATTTGTCTTATCTACGTCTAAGATTTGTTTAACTGCCTTAATGAACTTCAGTAAGTTATAATTTACTGTTTCAGATTCAACTTTTACACAAGGTTGAATTTTACCATTTTTATAATCATCATTAACCTTCTGAATATTGTCCTGATACTTCTTAGTGCAATCATCTAAAAAAGCTTCAAGTGCAATCAATTTTAATTCTGCATTAGACGGGATATATTCTTCTTCTGTATTAGTTTCATCTTCAATTTCTTCACCCCATTCTTTTAGGTTACCACCATTAAGAAGTTCTGATACATAGTTTGCAGTAATCATCATGTAACGTGAATTGGTATACTTATCATTACCCTTTGTACTTTCCATTACATACTCAATACCATCTTCTGTTTTAAAGACATCATCTCTCTTTGCACAACCAAAAGGCTTAACTACTTTATATTCTGTTCTCATATTCCTTATTATTTTTTAATAATTACTAGTGCTAATTTAATCCATTTGTTTATGTCAAATTCTGGATCTGACTCTTGCACTACTCTGTCTCCAATTGCATATTGCTTAGGTTGGGTTACTAAACCCATAAAATTCATAGCTTCATTCTGCGTAAGAACTACCTCGGTAGCTCCTTCTTTTGAAGGACTGTTAAGATCCTCTGGAATGAATACTTTAACAGTACCATCTTGTTGAAACTTAACAAACTCTGAATATTTACCTAAAAGATTATTTATCATTTGTTGAATCATGACTATATAACGGACCTTATTTAATTTTGTTGTATATTTTATGCAATAAAAAAGCCTATAGTTAATCACTATAGGCTTATATTAAAAATCCAACTAAATCTACTAAGCATTGCTTTTCTTAATAAAAGCTACTACATTGTATGGATTCACTAATTGGCTATCTTTAAACAAGTCAAAATAAGCAGCTGCTTTAGCAGGGAAAGCTATGGTATCACCTACTTCTGGATGATTATTTTTGTCTTGCCATTCATAACCTGAAGGAATTGCTAGAACAATGCCTTTTCTAAATGTTGTTGGTACTTTCTTTACTTCAGTTTTAGTGTCATATTTATCAACACCATCTTTGTCTTTTGTTCCTGTCGCAACAGGTTCAGTAATCTCTTTCTCTACGTATTCAACTGGTAACGGTTTGATCAGAATATCCCTAGTAAACTCGAACTTTAACGCTTTCTGAATATCATCGATGATCATTTTCTCATCTACTTGTACCGAACTATCATTATTTGTATTCTCTGCCATAACTTAAATTTTTCTACTATAACGTTTGTTAGTATTAAATGTTCTATTTTTATTTCCTTTCATGAAAAATAACGCCGCCTGTGCAGCATACTTTCTTTGCTATGGATGGACAAATTTCCATGTTATAGAAACAACAGCCATCACACCATCCCTGAGGCTGCTTTTCCATGTTATAAACTTTTCCATCAACTCTGATATACCCTTCTTCAAGGGCTTTATAAGCTTCTGGTTCTCCCATATTATTTGTAATAATATTTGTTATGTTCTTCAGCCTTTTGTTCAACAGTACGCTCCATGATTATTTCTCTAATCCAAATTAAAGCAGCCTCAAATCCTGCTTTAAATGCAGATTCTTTTAACCCTTCCATCTCTTCGCACCATTGTTCAAATGCTTCACAAGATTCTTTGTCTTGATACCTTTCAATCTCGTCAATTAAATATTGTCTAAACATATTTGATCCCTTTCTTTTGATTAATAATTATACTGATCGTCGTCATCAGTAGGATCTAATGCATCCTCGAATTCATTAAAAAAGTAAAAGTCGTCATCCATAATACTATTATTATGTATTTATATTTTATATCCAGAGTAGGAGTATATATTTCTTACTATACTACTATATACTACCATACAAGTATGTGTAGTAACGTTACAGTATTCATTTTTGTTCTATTGTTTACTCTAGATTAATGATTTTTCTTAGGTCTTAATAGATGATTTTTATTAAAAATGCACGGCAAATAGCAGTGTTTACAACCATTATCCTCTACAGTTCTATCACATTCCCTAGCTTTTCGTTTGTAGAAAAACCACCTAACAATCCATGTTGGTAACTTATAAAGATCAAAATTTTTTAACATTATTTATAATTATTTAACATATTTACGAAACTTTCGTAGATAACTCATTAACATAATTTAACTATTTTTAATAGTAACGTGTATAATGGAGTATTGTTATAAAAATTTTATAAAATAAAAAATTAGGGGATATAATTGTGAATGTAGAGAGTAGTATATATATTGTATTATATAGATTTGAGTGTAGAAACTAGTATATACAAACCCCCTCCCCCATCATGCATCAAGGAAACACCCCCGGTACTTATGCATCAAATCAATTTATCTATCAGCTGATTGTGATTAATCAAGCAGTTACAACGGAAGGCGGTTGTAATGTAGAACTACTGCTGAGGGGCAGACAGCCGAGACGACTATGAAGTGTACGATCATGAGTCTAGAAGCTAAGCAAGCAGAGAACGGTAATTGGTACGTGAACATCCTAGCACAGCCAGAAGGTGATCCGTTTGCTGAGGAGTTGAAGTATCGTATGTGGTGTAGCGAAACACTAGCTAACAAGCTAGCTGCTAACGCACCTGAGACTATCGAACTCCAGAAGGTACGTGTAGAGGTTACTCCGTACCAGAAGGTATCTGAGGACGGTTCAATCTCAGAGAACGTATTCACCAGTCTGTCTGTTGTATGCAGACAGTTCAAGGGAGAGTACGTGGACGAACCCCAAGCGATGGCAGACAAGCTACGCAGGAATCTGCTGCGTGACGGTCTCATCGTAGACGTAGACGTAGACCCGTACGAGGGAGCTACAGGGGATTTACCAAACTAAAGGGGAAGAGCTTCGGCTCTTTCCTTTTAATCCAATCATGCACCAAGTTTATTTCCCTCTTAGTCGATTGTGAAGGTATATTGTATTTATACTTTCATACTTATGTTTAACTTAATAGTTGTAGGCGTATATACTCTAAACCTTCAACATTATGGTAACTAGAACATATTCCGTTGCTGGGGTAAGACTCCTCGTAAGTCAGCGGTTGTGGAGTGCTACGGCCACGTAATCAACAGGGCAAAAACAGGCTCAATTGAGCATTAATCTAAAAAACTCAATAACTTCCCAAGACATTGAGGGCACCAGTTTCTTACAAATAGGTTTAGGACTATCCTTGTAAATACTTAGCTACTACAACATTGATTTCAGAATCATAACGCCAGAGTAGAGAATCCCTATTTGTAAGTTTTAGGTGTAAAATGCATATTATTAATCAATAAAATCATATATCATGATAGTAGTAATAAGATGTTTTAATCGTATGCCTCCATTAGTAGTAGAAACATTTGAAGGGCATGATGAACAAACACAGAAGGATGCTAATGAGTTAGCAGCTATCCTAAGTAGGAAGAATAAGTGTGAGTATAAAGTACTCATTGATCTTTCTTGTGTTGCTGTTATACACGATTCAAAGGAGTAGGCTATAGCCTATTTTCCTTTCTTACAATGCACCAAGTCAAATTTCCTTTTTAGCATATTGTGAGGAGTATAGGATACTGCTGTGATTTATGTGTATGTAACAGATAGAGCTAAGGTTTTTTCTTTAGTCTGCCCTAATCACATTTGCTTAAACTACATTTGACGCGTACATATAATATATAGCGTATCCTTATTCTTTACATAAATAATCAAACAATTAAGGAGGACAAACAAATGAAATGTATTATTATTGGACACGAATTTGCAGAGGCAAACACAGGTAACTTGTATTGCAAACTAGAAGTAAGACCTGCAAATGATGAGTGGGCTGCATCTTTCAACTATGTAATGTTTATTACAGAAGCAATGAAAGAAGCCTTAAAAGCCAGATTTCCTAAAGAGATATATCTGCAGGAAATACGTATGCAGACACCTGAGCCATTTAACAGAGTATGGGCTACAGATGGTAACAATCACATGCAAGGTGAGATAGTCTGCAATGCTAAAGGTGATCCTATCGTATTTAATGACATCAAAGTCGTAATACGTACATTACCTGATGGTACACCTGCTAGAGGTGAAGATGCTGAAAAGCTACTAGAATCTAGCTGGCGTAGGGGTATTGAGAATGGTACTATCTTACCAATTGGTGAAGGTACAGATGTACCAGATAACAATATTGGACAAACTGTAGGAGGAGCAGATGCATTTGCTGGTGCTCAATCAGCTGGAGATCCAGAGGGCCTAGAGACATCTCAACCAGATCCACTACCTACAGGTAACGTTGTAGTGCCGGGTAACCGACCACAACGACCACAGCAACAAGCTGGAATCAGAGTACCTAGAGTGTAACAGGGATTTGCCGGGTAACCGGCAGACCTGTTTTAACAAAAACTCCCGAACATCTGCATATGATGTTTTGGGTTAATTAATATTATTAACTTTTAAAAACATTCATCATGGAAGGAAAAGATGAAAACAAGCCAAAGATTGTGTATTTTATTTTAGCAGTGTTTATTCATGCTAATGTGTTTCTACCATTCCTATCTGAAAAGACAGGAGTGCATGGAGCATTCATATTGTGTGATATAATACTTGCTATTATAGCATATAATCTAGCGGCTCGTAACTAGGGAGTTGGGGGTGGGTGAAAACTCACCCCTTTTATATTATCAAACAAAAATCAATACAATGAAGATTCTATTTAACTTTAAAAAATCTAGTTGTAAACTTAACTGGATAAGAATATTGAAAGTAGTTTTTGAGTTCAACTTAAAGAAAGCTAAAGCTATTGTGGACTATGGAAGTTATACATATATTGTAAATGACTTAAAGAACCCTATAGATATGCAACAGTACTTTATTGATCTTCTTATTAGGATAAATTCTGCATGTATATCCAGTCTAGACGCAGATCAAAGAAAGGATGAACTTAAGAAGGTAATATCCCTTTCTATATATGACGAAGATGTATCTAGCACTACTCCAGCAGTACAAACAATAAATGTACAAGATTTGGATATTGTAAAGGTGGGCTCAGTATATATCCTTACTCAGGAAAGATATGAGAAGCTTTTAAAAGCTGAACAAACATTGTCAAAGATAGAAACAACACTATGTAAATGGAAGAACTAAGTATTCTAATTACTATATTTGTATCTGTAGGACTGTTAACATTCTTTATTTCTACATTGATAGAACAATATCATCATCGGAAAATAAAAGGATACAGATGAAAGATGAAGAATCTATCCATTTTCTCCTAAACTATACTAACATAAAACTAGGATCATATTATACAAATAATAACCTAGAGAGTCTTACAGAAATTGTTAGTATTAAGATATTACACGATGATAATCATGGAGGATATTACATCAAACTAAACGATAGTCATATTGTAGATAAAAATACAATGTTGATTATGTAATTTACATGAAATGAATAGAAAAAGAAAATATCACAAATCAAATTGTGATTCTACGGTACGAGCAATCGTAACAGATGCACTAGGACGCAAGGTGATCCTAGTTGGAAAGCACGCTTTCGAATGGTCTATTATTCTTGAAAGAGAAGGAAGATTAGTAATAACTACTTTTCCTAAAAGAGAACAAGCAGTAGATACATTTAACAAAAAGTACAGGAATAAATGATATGTGTACGTATCCAGTGTATGAAGTGATACACAACTTTCTTATCTAATTTAATATTCTTTTGGCATAATTTCCTCAGCTAGTTACTGCGAGTAAAGGAACTAGTTCGCTACTATCTCATACTAATAGTGGGGAAAAGTATGTGGTAATTCTGTGTAGTTTAAGTGTCTAACACATGGTAGAATCCCCTGCTAAGGGCGAATGCAGGTTCAAATCCTGCCACAGAATCATGTAAAAATCCATTGATGATTTTATAGAGAGTTTAAGATTCTCCATTTTAATTTAACACAGCTACTGTATATCTATTGTGAAATACGTATACAGTTTCCCTAGAGTAAAAGCAACCTCATCGTAGCTAACTACAATACTTCATGCACGTTTGGTTAATACACAAAGTTAGCGGGTTCTAGGGTCTAGTAGGTTTAAATTGCCGGGCTGAACGAATGTCAACGGCTACCGAAGCTAATAGCTTTTAAAATAGTAAATATTAACAATAAAAATATCAAATTTTATGGAAGAAAAGATCAAAAAAGCACAAGAAGCAGTATGGTATAATACTGACTGCAAGTTATTAACTAAGGAAGAGTACGAAGAGCTATGCAAGTACAAGGCGTTATACTTAGACTTAAAAGGTTCCTTAGAAGGAATCGTAAAAGATTTCAAGCAAAGCGCATAATACTTGAACTTTTAGAAGGAATTGGTTGGGCTATATGGTTATTGATATTACTCATATTGTCATGTGGGGATACATTAATCTATCTCTTATATTTAGCGATATCTGTACCAATATTCATTCAAAAAATAAAGTATGACTGTAGAAGCAATGATCGTAACTTGTGTAATAGTATGCATAATACTGTTACTACGGAAAAGGAGGAAAGAGAAGAAAAGGGCACAGATACTAAATGATCTATACATTATTGATAGAGATTGTCGTATTATCAAAGGCAATATCATTAATAGTGATTTTATTGGTATTCTAACTAATCTAGCATTTTTAAGAGATTCACTAAAGAAGGAATCATTAAATGATGTGATACCTAAAAGTTTGTTAATGGATATACAAGTTCTATTAAATACAAATGAAGAGGAGATTAGTTTAGAAGATTTTAGGACAAATGTAGTCAGAATGATTAACGTTGTTCTAATAAGGTTACAAGGTATCTATAAACTTATAATCTACTCTTAATATGGATAGAAGTCTTCCTCATTTCTTACAAAGAATCGGATACCATCCATACGAAATAAGTCCAAAGGATAGGATGTTTTTTTCATTAAAAGATCCTGAATTTGTGTCAGCGTATGGACCAGTATTTGTCGAATGGTTCCCAAAGTATCTAGGACCATCTGTTCCTATATTAGAGGTTAACAGAAGTCGTAATATTATATGGGGATTACACGAAGCGGATCACCATCCGTGCCTAATTTACCCTAGACCAAATATCTTGATAGAAGGTGTATCAGAAGAATACAAAATTACAAATAAATATTCTGATACAATGATGGATAGAATAGCTGCAAAATATTCTCCTGAAGAGATATTTAGAGCGATTAGGAGTAATTTAATATTAATACTGTAAATTTAAAACTTAAATTTATTTTACTCTATTAGTAAGAAAGTAGTTCAATTTCTATGGGTTACATAGAAAAAAGGCAGAATAGTTTACAGCGAATATTATATATTTTATTTAATAAGCTTGCCTATAAAGTAATATAGAACTTTATTAGATAGGTCTTTTGATCTCTATTAGGGCCGCTCTTGAAACTTAAATAAAAAATGTAGAGTAGATGTAAAAAGATACTAAGTTCGAATCTTAGTCTTTCTTATTTTTTAACTAAAAACAACATCACAATGATTAGATTAATTATCAAAAAAGGTAATGCATGGTTAAGTGTATTTACTTTAGCACAGATCTTTACAAAACATTTGAAACTAACTCGCTATGATGCTTTAAAGCTTGCATATGCGACACTACATCAGGATGTCGTTGTCCAGAGTAGTACAAATGCAGGTCTATATTATCTTCATGTAGATTTACATCGAAAGAAGTTTAATGCTGAAATCAATGACGTTCATGATTTAGCAGCACAATTAGACCTATTGAAATACGCTCCTTTTCAATGTGGAATGCATACAAGAGGAGGAAAAGTATTATGGAAAAGTAACCCAAAAGATGACATCTATAAGGAAATAAGAACATAGTTGAATGTGTAATTTTCAAAGAACAACTACCTAAATACCGCTGTGAAGTTCTATTTAGTAAAAGACCTATGAAAAGTGAGTTGTCAATCCAGCGTATACTAAGTAGTAGGTCTTTTTTAAAAGACTATTCTTAATTATAAGTATATGGAAAACTACGGTTATTATTCTAAAGAAATTAATGAAGACTGTTTTGTAGTATACTATTTTAGTAGACGAGTCAGATCTGTCATTTATCAAACAAGCTCTCTATTAGGAGTCTTGAGTTAACTAACATTATTAACTTTTAAACATTCAATCAAATGAGTGAGAAAGGAGATGGCACCGTAGGTGGTGTCTGGAAGGGAGTAGTATTAGTACTGCTCACAATTGTTACACTATTACTTTTATGTATTGTGTATCAAGGGCTAAAAGGAGAGAATCCTCTTACGAAAGTAAAGGAATCTGTTGGTTTTAGCACAGAAACTGAGGTAGCAATACCTACAGTTCAAGAGAGACTAAACGAGTTCAATGCTGAAGTAGAAGACACTAAGGCATATGATACTTATCTCTCATTGCCTGTAGTAATAGTAGAAGGTATCCTAAATAAATTAGGACCTGATGCAGACTATAGAGCAATAGTTAACGAGTATTATACCAATAGATCCTATTGGATTAGTACTCAGGTGTCTAATCAAATTAAACCTGTATTAACCGGTCCTGATGCAAAGAATGTTGAAAGGGTTGAAGTGAAAACAGTTTTAAAAGAAGAAACACCGCCAGGGAATGAAGTCTCTCTTACTCCAGCTGATTCAGTAAAGTAAAATTCTTTTTGGTTCAGGAGTATACTTTTTATATGCATTGCCTGTGAAGGTAGTGCATATTTTTATTATTAGATCATCAGAAGATGACAAGCATGTGGGGCGTAAGTAATTATATAGACATTTATATTTATTAAATACGACATATAAATATATTTGGACATTCGTATTTATATAATTATGATCGTGCGGACGTTAAAATCATGCCGTTAATAAGAATTGTACTGGCAATACAATTCTGCTATAACGTAAAATATGTTAGATAGCCGATTTTAAGAAGTTTTACGTAAGAGTTTTTTAATATTTATTTTGCAGACGTGAAACTTCACGATGACACTTGTTATTAGTTGCTCATAGTACAATATGAGTTGTTGTTAATCAACAATCGTTCAATCAAAACTCTCTCCGTAGTTGTACATACGGAGACGTCGTCAAATTGTTTAACTAAAAATTATCAAAATGGACAGTAAGATTAATGGAGTAGCAGTTGTAATATTGCCTCCGGGACTTTCTAAAGAGGAAGTTCAAGTGCTATTTTCTAGCATTTTAGGTAAGTTAGAAGCTATTCATCCTGAGTACAAACAAAATGGAGGGTTTCTAACTATCTTAGAACCTAACGACCTGTTTAGAGTCGTAAATCCTGTTAATGCTGAAATAGCAACATTAGCAGACAATTTGGTAGTTGAATTCGGTGAACCTACAGATCCTGTGCACTTTGCGACAAAGTTCGTATGTGCTTACTATGGTCCTAAAGACTTAGTAAATCATGACGTTGTCACAACGATAGCATCGATCAAAGAGGGTTCTCCGGAATGGGCTTATTTCGAAAGAAAGAGGCTAAAGTTCCTTATTTTTCAATGTCGCAACATTTTGCAAAACACTTTATGAGCAAGACAAAGAAAGATTCTAAGGATTCAAAGGCTATGCGGAAATACACTCCGCATAAGCCTAAGATGACTCCTTATAAAAGAGAGTCTAAAGCACAGAGATTTCGTGAGGATAGCTAGTTACCGCCAGTTACTAGTCCTCAAGTCTATAATTCTTAAATTGTTAAGATATGGTGGTCATTCCCCTAAAGCATGTTAAACCTAATGCCCTAAGCCCATGAACGGTATGTGAAGATGCATACTACGGGATTGTGTACTTGTACAAATGATAATCTCACAGGAGGTTATTAATTATAAGAAGGAGAAGAGGTTCCCTCTGAATAAGAAATAGGAATAAGAGGGCATGCTTATTATTTGAAACTAACACAATTGAGATATGGAAAAAACAAAAGTAAAACAAGTAATTAGAGAAGCATTAGCTAGAGAACCAGCTATAGAATGGTATCTTAAAAGTAAAAAAATCTACGGTCACTACGTGACTCTATTAACACTTATTATGCATCATCATAGCAACGTTTTATGTTGGAATGAGCATACGCTTATCGAGATGGTTAGGAGAACAGTATCAGGAAAAAATCCTTTATACATTCCAATTACCTTTAGAACTCTACACCGTAGAAAAATTATCTCTAATCATAGTTTGCAAAGAGATACAATTCTAGAACTTTATCAAAATTAATTATTAACATCAAAAAACAAAAGAAAATGGAATCTAAAGACATTATCACAGAGATCACCGAAGGTAGAAAAGTAAGTGAAGACATCATTAAGGCTGCAAACGAGGACATCCTGAAAGGCCGAGAAGAGAATCTCAAGAGAGAGATGATTCAAACTCTGCAAAACTCTGAGTACAAGATCGGGTACTCGAAGTTAAGACTGAAGAGAGCTCGTGCATTTGAGGACGTAGAGAAAGAACGTCTGACAAAAGTAGGCGAGAACATGAATCGTTTGAAAGCCGGTGGTATCACTCCAGAAGATTGGAAGAAAGAGGATGAGAAGATTGAGAAAGAAGCATCTGATAAACTGCTTGAAAAGAAAGCAGAGTTCAGTGGCTACTTGAAGCAATTGAATCATATCTACAGCGATTGTAGCTGGAGTGTTTTGAGAGATAGCTTCGACCGCTATTAATCAACAATTCCGCTCTGAAGAGCTATAAGCCGAAAAGAGTAGTGGGGTATGAATGTAGTAGTATTTCACAACGCAAGAGATATACTTGCATTGCTTAAGATCCATCGAGACAAAAGCAGGAAGGCGAAATTAGCATCAAGACTAAAGAGTACGAGATCCGTTGAGACAGCTAGTCCTACGTACTCATTTTCAGTTTTCTCAGGTTTAGTTAGTAGAGAGCTATAAGCCAATAATAGTTTAGTACAATAAAAAGTGACGATCATATGAGTCTCATTGAGCGTTGGAGTTCACTTCAGTATTAAATGATTTATTACTACTAAAGGAACCAAAAATTAGGATATAAGGAGAGAGATCTCCTTATATTCACTACTTATAATTTGATAGCAAGGATTAAAAATTAGAAAGTATTCACAGTATAAGAACTGTATTGTGTCTTATTAGGCTTATCAATCACTGTTAGGACGAGGGTTCGACTCCCTCCAGCTCCACGGTCAGAAGCATAGAGGTTCGACTCCTCTTGGCAAGGGTATAAACCACTCCTAGGTTAAGAGCCGCAAAGCTTCCAAGCAGGTGTGAAGCCTGCATTAGGGGCTGCTTGGATTTGACTGGCAATTAGAGAGATAAGATAGGTTCATTGTGTGTTTAAATGGCAATAATTTTGTCACAGACTATACTCAACTAGCAGTTGCGTAAAGTCACGTGCTAACTACGAAAGTGAGGGATATCTATAGTTTAACGGTAGAACACTGATTGTTCAGTAGTGTAGGTTCGAATCCTACTAGATAACATAAACTAAAAAAAGTATGGATGGCAAAAGTTAGTTTTTCAGGCTATGTAGCCTATGTTAGTGAAAATCTTCCTGAATCTTGGAAAAGAGTTGGGGAGAATCATGGAGTACTTAATCAACTGATAAGTGCAGTTGCTAGGTATTGTTACGAACACCTTTTGACAGGTCGAGAGTTAATTATGCACTTGAAAGAGAATACATTAATTGACGCTGCAGACTTCGAAGAAGAGCCTCAAGGGATAGATTGGTGGATAGATTTAAGTCTAGAAGCTAATATGCTAGAATCACATGGTTGTATTCCTACATTTGCAGAAGATGATGAGTCCAAGTGAAGCAAAGTATGATCTATTTAACGTATCTTCATTTACTCAGGAATTTATATGTGCCGGAGTAAGAGATAATGTTGTTGGAATGTATAACTTTCTCAAAGAGAAGGGCGTACAAGTAAAAGACAAACAAGCTGATGATCTTAGAATTAGCAGTAGAAAAAGTGTTGTGTTACTTTGCACTAACTCTAACTCTAGTAACCCATTTGGAATAATCCAATTGAAAGACTGGGGTTGGTGGAACTTCTATCATAATAAGCATAATCGTAGTAGTAAACCATTATATTATACGTATAACTTACCATCACAATGGCATGAAATGCTTAGGGATGGCTGTATATGGAAGGAAATGGAAGTATTTGATAAACCAGAAACGTATGAGGGTAGGAAAACGTATTTATTTTGATAGTCCCCAAGAGAGGAAAGAGTTTTTAGCATTGCTAAGAGACGCACAAGATGTTACAGAGATAGCAACAATTATTGCTAAAACTTACAAAAAAGATCTAATAGAGGCAATGGATATTGCCCGAGTGTATAACGAATTTATTAGGAAGGAAAATGAAAACGTTGACAACTAGTGGAACTTATTTAGTAACAATCAGTGGACAAGAGTACATAGCAGTAGTAATAGGAAGCGCACCTATGCTACAGGTTGCAAGAGTGTTAAACTTAACAAAGTTCATTGATACTGGAGAGTTAGAAATCAGTACAGAAGCAAAAACTGTATTAACTGAGAAACCGTGCGAATTTAACTTCAGACAGATCGACTTGAACATCATCAGTCCGATGCAGGAAGTAGTACAGATACCGAAGTTACCCTACACGCCTAAACAGTACAAAAAATGGTTATCATTATGTGGTGATTTAGATCGTGAAAAGTTACTTACAGATATCATGCTAACAAATCCTAGCATCAGTTATGGTGAAGCTCAAACAATTATTGATCAGTTATGGAGAGACAAAAGGAACATAGTCTCACAGTAAATTATACAGATCTGTGTGATTATCTAAACGACCGTCTAGTCTTACCCTATCTACCTAAAGTAGGAGAAGACTGGAATTTATTTGGTTCAGTCATATCACAGACATATGGACCAGACGGAGTATTCCCTAAGCAATATAATGATAAAGAATTACTAAAATGGATACAACACAGAATCCAAGTAAGGACATTATTATTATTTGTACAAAGGAAACTCTTTACACACCTTGCCATGTTACACAATACAAGGGCAACGGATGCAGTTCAGATGCGTATTTTCGTATCTATGCTGAACAAGTTAGGACTACCTAGAATCTATGCTGATGAAATATTTGATAATGTACATCTGCAATACGACATTAGGAAACCAGTCTTCGAGGATTATTATCTTATGAAAGTATTAGGTTTACCATTTTGTTTTGAATCTAGGCCTTGTCCTTTTTAAAATGTTAGGGGTTCGACTCCCCTAACATTTACTAACAAGTTAGTTTGATTATGAAAAGAGAAGACGAAGACCTTCTTATTCAGCAAGCTAAGCTTGGTAAGCAAGATGCTTTTACAGAGCTTTATGATCGGCATCATAAACTTATTCGATACATTATCTATGATATTGTAAAGAATGAAGATGTAGCAGATGACTTATTATCTGTTACCTTCACAAAAGCATTTAGTAGATTAGAATCTTATGTAAACCCTATTTCATTTGAAATGTGGTTAAAAACTATAGCAATTAACACTGCAATAGATTATATAAGATCTTCTAAGAATGAGAAACAGAATCATTATATAGATTCTGAGGACAATTACATTCAGTTAGATAGCAATGATCTCAGTCCTGAGGAAGCTATCATGAAACAGGAAACTGTTGAACAACTGAAAGTAGCTCTACATAAATTAAGATCTAAATATCGTAATATATTAGAATTACGATATTTCAAAGGCTTAAGTTATGAGGAACTTGCAACTGAGCTTGGCGTGCCAATAGGAACTGTAAAAAGTGACTTAAACAAAGCTAAGAAGAGATTGCGAGAATTCTTTGACAACATTAACAATAACTAACAAATACTTACACATCATGACAGAGGTTGCAATTATCGCAATTATAGTTATCTTAGCTGCGATCGTTATAGGGAAGGCCAACCGTAGTAACGATTTAGTTTGGAGACTATTATTCTGTTTTAGTGTTAGCGTATGTGTGTCTATAGGTTTCCTTTACATTTTCAGCAGCAAGCCAAAAGCTAAAGCAGCTGCTAATGTTGAGGTAATTAGTAAGGCAGGAGATTCTACTGACCCCCATGTAGTATGCTTTAACCAGATAGCAATGGCTGAAGTTACCGAACAGGATACTACAGGTCAGGAGTCATTATTATCAGAATGCCTTACATGGACACCAGTGATGAACGTGTTACCATTGAATAGTTTAAACTATATAATGGAACACATTATCTTTGATGACTCATAGATAGCGATAACACTAACAAAAACAGACAAACGAGAGAATTAGGTACGTTCGTACCAAGTAATTAACATTTAAACACAATCTTTAAAACATTATCAAAATGGCAAAGAATAAAGCAAAGAAAGGAGCTACTGCTCCGAAAGTAGAGACAAAGGCAGCTGAGGAAGTAAAAGTACAAGCTGCTGTAGAAACTAAAGTAGAGGATAAGGCACCGAAGAAGCCTGCACCTCAACCTGATGTACAGCCGAAAGCTGACACAAAGGAACAAAAGAAACCTGAGTCGGCACCTGCTGCTGCACCTGCAGAAGGAGCAACAGGTGATCAACCTGCTGTAGTTCAACCAGAAGAGGTTACGAATACAGCTATGCCTACAACAGCAGAGATGTCGGCTGAAGTATTCAAAAACGAAGAACTACGGTCTATTCTCGGCAATATTTCTCTTACTCCGGAAAGTACTATGGATGCCAATCACATGGTGTTGTTAACTCACGTAGCTACTGAACGGTTCAAAGGGAAAGATCCGAAGAATCCTGTAGTAATAGCAGCTAACGAGATGGTCGATGACCTAACTTGTTACTGTATCGCTGTAGCCGGTATCAATATGGCGATTAATGGTAAGAAATTAGGTATGTCTGTACCAGTTAATGCCTTAGGCGCCTATGTACGAGCTATGGGATATTTCGGTATTGCATTACCGGCAGAGAAGGCCGTTCCAGATCCTAACAAGCCAGATCAGCTCCTAATTCCGTTTGAAGGAGCATCTCCTGAAACTGTTGCAACAGTTAAGGAAGAGATTAAGATGCAAAGAGGTACTAAGCCTACTATGGATCCAGCTTTGTGGAAGAGCGATGAGGACGCTAAGAAAGCGCTTCTCTATATCCTGAGTGACACATTGTCTAAGGATAATCGTTTCTTAGTATCTACCTCTAAGTTACGTATGTACAAGATGCTGTCTGCAGAGAACAAGGAAGAGAAGGCTATGTGGGAATCAGCATCCAATGCAACCATATTTGACAATCTTTTGTCAATTCTTGGTACAGCTAAGTCTACGTTCTTGAATGCAATTGGAGGACAAATTTATTCGTCCGCCGCTACACAGAAGAATCCGATTAAGAGTCATTTAACTCTTAAGCGTAACTTCCCGCAGTTATCTGACGAAGATGCAGCTGAGATCATTAAGATCATAGTAAAGCACAAAGCAGCACAGAACAATCCTAACGAGCCGTTAGAGAATAACATTGCTTGGAACGGCTTGAAAGACGGTAAACGTGAAGACTGCTTATTGTATCCTACTAAGACAACGGATGTAGACAAGGAGATTATGGGACGTCTCCAGAATGTCTATGCAGAACGTTTAGGTAGTCCAGCAGAAGCTGGTTATAACCTCCGTGCCACTAACTTAATTGTTACTATCATGAACTTGTATAAGACTTCTGGACAAATTGCGCAACTTGTCGAGCAGAATTATACGGCTGAGGTAAACAAGGCATTAGAGGCAACGTCTGGTAAAACTGCTCCGCAAGAGGAGAAAAAAGACGAGAAGGAGGCAGAGAAACCGAAAAAATAATCAATCATGAATCGGTTAACTGATTTCCTTTGGTGTGCATTATTTTCGTTTATAGCGATTATAACTGTCATCAAATTGAGCCCAAATGAGGCTAAAGCAGAGCAAAAAATGCCCGAGCTTACAATTCCAAAATTCAATCCTGTAGGTCAGTTTGACCTACAGATTGATTTAAACAAGGGAACCGCAAACGTCACAAGCAGTAACGGAATAGGTAAAGCCAACGTAACAGTAAATCATCCTACGGAGGTAATTGAGGTTCCAAGTAAACCAATTATTAAAAAGGAGGTAAAGTATGAAACAAAAACTGAATATTTGGAGAAAGTAGTACTATTTTCTTTACCAGTACCTACATTTCACGTACCAAGTGTTCAGATTCCTAAAAGCGTAGAGAGATGAAAGCAAAAAATAGTACATTAGATAAATTAGCATTTGTAGGCTTAATTATTTTCTTTATAATGTGTTTATTCTTTGCATGGTGTATAACATAACAGTTAAAGATAAAAGCTGTCGGGTCAAACGACTCCTTACCCGTGGTAAGATGAAGGAGAGTGGTATTGTAGCTGCACACTTAAAAAGCAATAAGGCAGCGTATGTTTTATTTCGATAAGTCTGATCAACTTGTGATATTACGTAGACAAAGAATACAGGATGCCGTAGGGATAGTATATATTCTCCAATATATACGTCGAGCCAAGAGCATGATAACCTATTATGAAGTTTATTCTTTTACTTCTGAAAAGTTAATAGGAAAATGGGTCAGTGTGCAAAGCCCATAAATCTTGAGAACCGGTTGGTGAAGATTAAAAGACACGATCTAGCGCAGCAGCGACGAAGACAAACATTGCAAGGGGTTACTACATAGTAAAGAGATCCTTAAGTAAGATCAAATGAATCCCCTTAAGAATCCGTAGGCACTATCAAGTGCGGTTTCAAGTAAGGACGAAATGTAGTTTAAAGGCGAACAGGTCCCATCTGTTTGACCTAACTTTAATAGACCGAATAGCGTCCATGACGGGTCCAAACCGTCATTAAATAAATAGCTACCTTTAGTGTTCCACTCTACAGTTATTACTATTTTTGTAGTATAGTAATAAGGATCTAGACAACATAACATCTGGCTTAGTTATGGATGAGTGTATGAAGAAAGGGTATTTAAAATCAAGAAACTGGTAGGATATACTAAAAGCTGAGTGGCTATGGCCCATATATAATAATAGAAGAGGTAACGGACTTCTATAATTACTTATGACAGGTTATCCGGAGCAGATGCCAAGTCTGTGCTTGCAAGAGCTTATAAAGATGTTCACTAGCGTAGAAAACTAGTTAAAATAGTCTTTATAAGAGGGTACTTCAGGTGCTGGGTATTAACTACGTAGGAGTGATACTACGTCTTTTAAGATACGCTCTAAAGGATCAGGACAGGTACGATTTTAAATAAAACTGACCGAGTTTTATGTTCAATACTAAAATAGTATAGAGTTATGTCAGTATAAGTCATGGAAACGAACATACGCAGGAGAATAGTGGCGAAAAGACTACCTCAACCCCTAGAGACACCGTGGCGAAGTGTATAGGGTTCGTATAAAAAGAGAAACTCACCGCTCTGGTAAACTAAAGGTGTGAGTAAGTTTAGTTAAAGCTTTCTTTAATAGATATAACGAAAGTAGGGCTTTTTATAGTCAAGGAGCTAAATTCAAGACTAATAAAATAGTGTAATAGTAAGGGGGTATTAATAGTGCGGCTTACAATATCCTTTTGTAAGTATAAATGAACCACTTATAGTATTTGTTTACTCTGGGAAGAAATTCCTATCACTGGCTCGAGAGTTAACGAGACTCTTAAACAAAAGCGGAAATAACATGTCTAACTATTGTAGGTTCAACAACCGAATAACAAATTTGTGGATGTCCCCGCTAGGGAAACTGAATGCGACCACAACTTGGCGAATGCGATTGCTTAGTAGTATCAGGGTATAATACGCAATATTATATGTTCGAGAGAAAGCGTCTCATTGAAGTTTGTAAATCTTTAAGAGTGAACGAAAGTGAACTATTACTTATAGACCTATTTATAAGCGAGAGTAAATGAGAAGAGGTGAAAGTCCTCAATCTTCATCCAAGTAAAATAAACAAAATCCTAGCCAAGGTTACGTTGGTAGCTCTGTACTTAGTAATAAGTATATCTAGCGTAAGAGGTAGGCGTTAGTGAATAACTATATGAGACCTATAAGTTATTACAAATAACAAAGGCAAAGATGGCAATTCCTTTGATCGCCTTGCAGTTTTAGCAACGTTCTGTAAAAACGACCGGACATAACTACTTGCCCGATAAGACAGTTTTAATCATTAGTAAAGTTTATATGAATCTAGATAGGTCAATCTATACTAGTTCTATCCCTAGGATATAGTCTTGCTAACTTATTTACTTTACTATTTTTATCTGAGTAACCAGAAAAAACGTGTTGATTATTACGGATCTTCTGTAATAGAGATTACAGAATATAGTACAGCTTGGAATCAGAACCTAGAATACTCATCGATGAGTTTCATTAGCTCTGGTCACAATGCAGTATGCGGTTCCAAAGTAAGATATGACTCAGTAAACTTATAAACCTGTCTCGTTTATAAGGAGTATACCGCAATAGCGAATTATCAAGAACGGAATTATTTTGCTTATCATATAAATTAAAGTAAAAACATATTTGCATCTTTCCTTGCATAACTTGAATGTTACACGACCGTGGTTTTTAACCTATCTGATATAAGATGATGATAAATCGTGACGAAACGCATATGGAAAGATGTGAGAAAATTTTCATTAATTATTAACTTATCAAAAGGAGGAATTTAAAAATGGCAAATGTAAATTATAATTTAGTAGTAGCATCTCAATTAGGTGCATTGTTAGGTATGAACTTGATCCGGATTAAGCGGACTAATGTAGATGCAGATTATTCGAACAAAGAGCGGGAAGGCAAGCAGCGGCTTGCAAATCCTATTTGGTTACATGGCGTAGAACGCATTCGCATCCGACAAGCAGAGCTTGTTGATGTAGGTGACGGTAAAATGGTAGTACAATTTAACCGTGATCCTAAGCTTCAGCTTGATTTAGCAGGAGCTAAAGACATTAGTGATATTATTAAGAAACCGACAGTTCAGGAAGTAGTCTCTGCAATCGCAAGCGAGTCTACGGGTTTGCCTCAGTTCTTTACTGATGACAAAACTGCAACTGAGTTAACTATTTCATTCAACGAGCGGTCACGGAAGGAGATTAGCTCTATGATGGAAACGTTGTCTCGTCAGGCACAGGCATTAGCTGATGCTAATCGTGCTATGGAAGATTCATGCAGATTGAACATGGCCCAATATGGTCAGTCTGTAAACTTTCAAAGCGTTAACATTGATTAAAGATGGAAAATCTCAGCAGATCCTCCAGATTAAATCTGGAACGAATCCTAGCTGATGAAGATATATTCAATTCCTTTTTGTTTAATGACAAAAAGCCTGGAACTAGAAGTCTAAAAGACGATGGTTCCTTTGCCATTGGTGCGACTTGTTTTGAATGGTGGAATCACTTCATAGGTTGTGAAAAGAAGTTAAGTTTCCACGATTTAGTAGTGCATCTGATAAACTTCATGGCTGGAAACGGCAAAAATAGAAATGATTTCGCATTAGACGGCCTATATCAGGATTTTGTTAACTTTACACTTAAGCAAGATGATAAGAATCGGATGGTAGATATTCTTCTCACAGCTTATTTGTATGGTTATAAAGAAATCCAAAAGGAGGGGAAGGTTCCTTCTGAACAAACGATATTAGCAGCTGTTACTAAACAAGTGCGAAATCCCGATGGTGTAGCTGTACTTACAGCTAATGGTCCAGTCTTTTTAGGTAAAGACTTAAAATTCTACGAAATTGAGTAAGATATTATACGTTGCTTTGAATTAGGAAGGTGTAATAGTGATAGTAAATATACTTATTCTTTTAAAAAAACAAAATGTAAAGACTCAGGAAGGTTAGAGTCTTTAATGGTCACGATGTGGTGTCTATAACAAGATACTAAGTTACGGAAAGCTCTGAGAATAAGAAAGAGATGTTACATCGATGTAAACGTGACCACTCGTTTCTACATATTGGACGCATTATCAAAATGTTCTCCCGTATAAATTATTAACTAAAAAATTTATATATGGTAAAAGATTATAATGAACTGAAAGATATTGCTAAGAAGTTAATGTTAGAGAATAATTATGGCATTAAGGAAGAAGAACTCATCTATGTTACAACTACAGATATTACAGATTATTACGAAAAGATTTCTTCACGAGATAAAACTGTATTATCAGAAGTATATGGAACTGAGGAACTACCACTTATACATCATTACATCACTCGAGCAGAGGCTAGTACTAAAAAGCTTGAAATGGATGAGGATGATTATAAAAAGAATTTAATGTCTGGAGTAAAAGCATATTATGTTGATGATAAGGTATTTTACTATGTAGTATGCCCGTCGCCAACAGATCAAGATGAAGTTTTACGCATGTATGTGTATACTCGAGATATTTACAATTATCTGTGTGAAACCGCATTAAAAGATGAACTTGAAGTAAAGTCAAACGTACCAAAGTCAGGTATCTACCGAGCACAAGCAGTAGAAACTAGATGTGGAACTTACATGCGTTATAAAGAGATTACTGATATCCAAAGTAACCCAGCTATTCATCAATGTAAAGAAGAACTTATTAAAGGCGTTGACTTCTTCTTTGACAATGTTGAAATGTTTTCAAAGTTCAATCAGAAACCGTTACGTAAATTTTTACTATGTGGTGAACCGGGTACAGGTAAAACTTCTATTTGTTACGACGTAGCTAAAAAATATTCTGGGGATTCTCCAGTAGTATTCGTTACAGATTTTCAATCTATGGCAATGCACATTCAAGAATGTAGCCGTATTAATCGACGTACTATTGTAGTATTTGAAGACTGTGAAGCAACGTTAAGTAGTCGTAATAATTCTGCTATTCTTAACTTCCTAGATGGTATTGACCGTCCGAATATTGAGAACGGTGCTGTAGTAATGATGACAACAAATCATCCTGAACGGATTGAAGCACGTATCTCTAAGCGTCCGGGTCGAATTGACAAGATTTTCCATATCAATGCGTTGGATGGAAAATATGCATATGATGTATTCAACTTGTATTTCGGCGACTTTATGAAAGAAAACAAGTTCGATGCTACGACTGATACAGCTCGTGAGGCTATCGAAATTATTGCAAATGGTATGACTGGTGCACAGATTAAAGAGTTATTTAACTCTTATGTTTGTTACATGGTCTCTGAAGGTAAAGAGTTTAATTTAACGGATATTTTCGATACTAAGGTTAAATTATTTGAATCATTTAATCAGATAGACGAAACTAATAATTCGTTAACATCAAACTTTGAAAACGCTCAAGCAGAACTTTATAAGATTCTACGAGCATAAAAGCTACGGGGCATTAGGTTGCCCCATAGTTACACTGGGAGTTGATGCGAAATCGAATAGTATTAATCATTTAAAATCAATTCGTATGACAACATCAACTGAAATTATAGAAAAACGTGATAAATTATCTGCAGATATAACTCGAACTTGGAATATTATTAAAATGGAAAATGTAGTTTTCCGTGGATTTAAGCGTAATTACGATATGAAAGTACTACTAGATAGTATTTTTGATAAATGTAAAGAGCGTATTGAGATTAAGCTGCAATCTCTAGCATTAAATCTTGGATTTACTGACATTAATGATCTTCCAGAAGATTCAATCTATCCTACTATCTTCGCTGTAGGCGAGCTTAAAGAGATTAAAAAGCAATTATCTCATGTTCCTACTCTGGATCCTGAGATAATTAAGAAAGTAGGAAAGAAACGCATGAAGAAGACAGAGGTATTGACCCGAGGGTTTGTTAAGAATCTGTCTGAGGTACTTACGATAAAGATTAATACTCTTAATAAAGAGTTACTAGATTATAATGCTGTTCATTCGCTTGAGAACACTGAGCGTAAGAATGCTAAAGTAATCGATATGTCTTTTAGTAAAGCAAAGGCTGCAGCATAAAAAAGAAATTAGTGTAATAGTTTAATGGTAGAACATAACATTTTTGTTAGAGTGAGAGTTCGAGTCTCTCTTACACACTCCGTTACAGAGTTAACATTATAAATTTATCAAAAATTTAAAGAAATGAAAACAACAATATCAAACAAAGAGAGAACAGCAGCTCTTAAGAAAGAAGCTGCAGAAAAAGGTTTAACTTTCAAAGAAGTAGTTAAACTACACCGTAAGGAAAATCGCAAGGAACATAGAGTAAAAATAATCTCTAACGAACAGCGCTTAGTATTACATCGCAAACGCAAACTAGCTGGTGAGTTTGCTGTAGTAAAGAAACACGAGGCAGCTGAAACACGTTTTGAGCGTATCCTTAACGAGAAGATTGAAAATCTGAATCAGTTCCGTAAACATTCCGGAAAATCTATGTCAGATGAGCAATACGAATCTGCAAAAGCATCGCTTGAAAGCAGTTCTAAACGAGAGCAACGTTTAATAGATAAACGTATTAACAGGAAACAGCGTATCGAAAATCAGAAAGCTCGACAGACTGAGGAAGTCATGAAGCAGATTAAGCACTTCCTCGAATCGGAAAGTAAGCGTAAAGCTAAGAAAGAGGAGAAACGGTCTAAGTATGCCGGCAAGAAAAAGAAAGTGCCTTCTCGTAAGTTAGAACCTAAAGAGAAGGTTGTAACATATCCTTATTACATTAGTGTTAATGTATTTAAGGACAAAACACATAAAGAACGTATAGATTTGGATCCCATAGGAATGAACATTTCTCAGGATTCATTACACAAGTGGATGAATCACTATCACAGGATGTATAGTGATCTCTACAAGGATGACTACGTAGGAACGTTCGTATATAACAGTCCGACGTTAGATCATTGTATTCTTGAGTCAATTAACAGTAAATATTACAATATTGATGGTTATTTGACAAGTCGTATAGCTTCTCAAAGAGCAGCTGCAGCGGCATAAAAAGTGCGTCTTTCGACGCACATAAGGAAGAGTAATAGCCTGATAAACTATACTAGGTACTATATCGATGCAGTATAGGGCAGTTCGATTCTGCACTCTTCTACAAGATTAAAACCACAACCATGAAAATTAGAAACAAGACAGTATTAGTATATGATATTGAGGTATTTCAAAATATCTTTCATTGCGCTGTAAAAAATACTGAAACTAACGAAATTCATTTATTTGAAATATCTAGTAGAAAAAATCAACTAGAAGAGTTAGTTAAGTTTTTTAAACAGTTTAATAATACAGAAGGATCATGGAACCAATCTTATACTACAGATTATCAATTTAATACAGATATAATATTTGCAGGTTATAATAATATTCATTATGATAATCCTATAGTAAACTATATGATAGATTACTATGAAAAGCTTATAGTACATCCGTATTGGAGAATTTGTAGTTCTATTTATAATTTCAGTAAGGTTATTGTAAATAGTAAAGAAGGTGAAGAAGGATCGTGGAAAGAATGGAAATATCAACAATGGTTTGAATCATTTGATATTTTAACCATGTTATATTCTACACAGTTACGAGTAGGTCTGAAAGAAATGCAAGTAACTATGCAATATCCAAATGTACAAGAATTTGTATATGATTGGACTAAACCATTACCAGAATCCTTATTTGATGAAATGATTCAATATAATATAAATGATGTTGAATCAACTTCTGAGTTATTAAATAGATGCAAGAAAGATGTAGATCTTCGAATTGCTATTGAAGATGAATATGGTGTAAGAGTCCTAAGTAAAGATGGTGTGAATATTGGAATGAAAATTATCACGCAGAAATACCTAGAAAAAACAGGACAAAGTTGGTGGCAGATACGTAATTTACGTTCACCAATGAGCTTAATTCCATTGAAAGATGTTATACTACCTTTTGTTAAATATAAGTCTCCTATCCTAAATAAAATGCTTGAAGAAATGAAAAAACAAGTAGTTTCTCCAGGTAGAAAAGGTTATGAGTATAAATTTATATTTAACAATCTACGATATTCTGTAGGAGTAGGTGGTATTCATTCAGTAAATGATCCTGAGATTATTATACCTAAAGAAGATGAAATGCTTATAGATATAGACGTTGCTTCCCTATATCCAAGTATGCTAATACAATATAAGTTTTATCCTAAACATTTAGGACCAGAGTTCCTAGAAGTCTATTCTCAAATTAGAACAGAAAGACTAGAAGCAAAAAGAAATGGGAACAAAGTGAAAAATGAAACTTTGAAACTTGCGTTAAATGGTTTAAGTGGTAATTTACAAAACGAGCATAATTTTTGTTATAGTCCATTTGCAGTAATGCAGATTGAATTTGGTCTGCCTATGTAGAAATGCATAGAAAAAAATTCCCTTAACTACTGGAACATCCTTTTACATTATACGTTTTTAGTATAAAAGGACAATCAGTAACTAAGTTATATAATTATGAAATTAGCAGATAAAACATTAGAACTAGAAAACGATAAATTCAAAATAATAGAGTTTGACAATGAGCGTTACGAGAAAAACAATAGAGCTCATTTGTATTATAAAATACAATGTAAAAAATGTGGTGAGATCTTCTCTAGAAAGAAAGATTGCATTCACAATTTTGAAAATTTAAAATGCAGAAATTGTATACACAACCGTTTCGGTAAGTGCTTAAACGCTCTATTATACAATGTATTTACTCATTACACAAATAATGCTAAGCAAAGAAATATAGACTGGAATCTATCAGAAGAAGAATTTAAACATTTAATTACGCAACCTTGTATATATTGCGGTGAAATACCTAATGTAACAAAAACATCAACATATAAGAATAAATCAGAAAAGATAACAGGTATAGATAGAATAGATCCTTCTAAAGGATATTCTATGAATAACTGCGTTCCTTGTTGTAAAATGTGTAATATAATGAAAAACAAATTTTCTGAAGAAGAATTTATAGATAAAGTTAAGTCTATATATAATAATTATATAAAAAGTTCAACGACTATCTCGAAAGAGAGTACACTACAAGCCAATGGTAGTGGAAACGGGGAACTTCTGACTGCCGCTTAAGGTAAAAGAAGAAGATATAGTCTAATCTATATGGTAACATATAGCAGTTCATAAGAGAACGTATATAAGAGTTGCGTCTTATATAGAAGATAATGTAGGATTAATGGACAGCTACTATTACTGATGTTAGCAGAATCTCTATCCGAGTTAGGATGTAGAATAGTACAAGCAAACACTGATGGATTATTTGTTCTTTTAAAGAAGGATAAATATCAACAAGTAAAACAAGCATGTACTAGATGGGAACAACTAACTAAACTCGAATTAGAAGAGGAACGTTTTGAAGCTATGTATCAATTTGCAATTAATGATTATATTGCAATTAAAGAAGGATACAAAGAAACTAAAGATAGTAAACTTATCAAGAAAAAAGGTATGTTTATCACTGATGTCTTACTTGGGAAAGGTCTTAGTCCTAAGATCATACCAGAAGCGGTTATTAAGTATTTTGCAGATGGAATTCCAGTGAAAGATACTATAATGAATTGTAAAGACATTCGTAAGTTTCTACAAGCAGAAAAAACAGGCAAACAATGGACTGTAGAATATAATGGAGAAGTACAGCAGAGAGTTAACAGATTCTATGTTAGTACTGATGGTTTGTATCTTTGGAAATGGAAATCTGAAAATGGTATCAAAGAATACCAGAGTATGTTGAAAGGGTATGGTGTAACTATACACAATAAATTTACTCCAGATAAACCTATTGAAGATTATAATATTAACTATCACTATTATATCCTACAAGCTACAAAGATTATTAATCAGTTAAAGCCACAACAGTTAAGTCTATGGGACTTTTCATAAAATATCACAGATTATCATACTCTAAGACATAGACTTCTTTTAACGAAAGGAGAAGTGTATGATATTAGAACTAGATACAGAACTGCTCGGCAAGATCGAGCATTTGACTATTAATCAGCTAGTATTTTTAAATCTTGTATTAGGCAATAATCAAACCAATATCAAAGATGTCCTGTCACTTATCAGTCTGGTGAACGAGACAGAAATACAAGATTTAATTGATCAAGGCTACATAGAAAAAAAGGTTTCAGACAAAGCAGTAGTTTATCTTCCGACTGAAACTCTAACATCGCTTATCGAAAGAAAAGTTACGATGTTTGATGAATTCTATGAAGCATATCCACAGGTTGTCATTAGACCGGATGGTACAAAGAGCTTCTTACGAGCCAATAAAAACAATTGTAGAAAGCGTTATAACGCTATCGTAGGCAAGAGTAGAGCAGCTCATGAACATTTAATGGAATGTTTAAAATTCCAGCAAAATGAATTAACAATGACCGGTCGTATGGGTTATATGAAAACAATGTGGAAATGGCTTACCCAATGTGAATGGGAAGCACTTGACGAGCAAATGAAATGTAGTGTTGAACAAAATGAACAAACATCTTATGGAACAACACTTATATAAACCATTACCATTCAAACATATTTCTGAAGTAACAGAAGAAGCTTTAGAGTATATTGATATGCGTAGAAAGCATGAAATTGAACCACTTAGAACAAGGTGGAAGAAATTCAATAGATTGTGTAATGGTGGCATAGAACAAGGTTGCATCTATACAATAGTAGGTGCCTCTGGATCAGGTAAGTCCTCATTTGCAAATATGTTAGAAACTGATTTAATTAGTCTAAATCCTAATAAGAATGTTATAGTATTATCTTTTTCATTTGAAATGTTATCAAGTAGACAAGTAGGTCGAAAGATAAGCAGTTCAATGCGAAAGACTACTGCAGAATTATATAGTTCTGAATTTGATCTTCGTGACGAAGAATTTCAGAAGATACAGGAAGAAGCACAACAGATTGCTAAATTTCCTATCTACTATGTAGATTCTGCAGCTACAGTCGATCAGATTAAGGATACGATACAGTATTTTCAAGACACTCTTGCTAAAGATAAATGGCTAGTAGTAATGCTAGATCATACACTGCTAGTAAGAGGTAGAAGTGATGAAAGTGCTTTAAATATTATTAGAGATTTACAGAACTGTTTTATAAATGCAAAAAAAGTAGGTTGCACAAGTATAATTCAGCTCTCACAAATGAACAGGAATATTGAGTCTCCTGATCGAATTAATAACCCAACATGTCATTACCCAATGCGTAGTGACATTTCTTCCGCTGATGCTATCTTTCAAGGAAGTGATGTTGTACTTGTAATCGCCCGTCCAGAAACGTTAGGCTTTGCAGTGTACGGACCTCATCGACTCCCAGTACAAAACAAGATATATCTCCATATTCTAAAGAATAGGGAAGGACAATTAGCAATTCTTGATTTCGAAAATGATCTAGCACACAACAATATTATCGAAATTGAAAGAGGCATGGAACTAAACCCTACTTAGTTCACAATTAAAAAAAGACTGATATGAAAGATTATATATTCTCTTTTGGTAAATCCAACAACAATTCTTCTTACTTTGGAACAACAACAGGTAATAATTCTGTAAGTAGTTATACACAAAGCTTGTTTAATAAAGCAATGGGTTTAACTCCGTATTATCAGACTCCGTGTCGGAGTTCATATAATAGTTCGACTCCTTTTTATCTTCTTCCTTTTGCTGTAGAGAAGAAAAAGAGTCCGTTGTTCGATAGTAATTATCGCTATAAGAAGATTCAGCGTGATCTTGACGTATATGAAGCTTGGAAGAACGCTGTAAATAGAATGAATGCATATCGTAATTATTATGGTAATGATAGTTATGAGGCATTGATTAACGGTATTCCGGCTAATTTCTTTAGTGATTTTGTACAGATTGGAGATACTGTTATTCCGTTTAATGCAAACCGTAGCTTTTTTAACAGTTTGACTTCGGAGAGAAAAACAACAATTCTTAGTGTATCTATTACTATTATCGAAATTTTTGTGATCGAGTAATTTTTTAAAAAATAACATATACTTACTATTTTCAGTATTTACAAATCTTATCATAGCGTATCAAATCACAGTAAGTTAATATCTATTCATTATGATAGTATTACCTACTGAAAAAGTTAAAGCCAAAGTAAAGAATCCAAGATTCTTAATATTATTTGGTAAACCAAAATCGGGCAAAACTACTATAGCAAGTCAATTAGATTCAAATTTGATTATTGACTTAGAGGGAGGAGCTGAGTTCTTAGATTCTCTCTGTGTTCAAGCTAGAAACGTAAATGACTTAGGCGAAATTGCTGCGGCTATTCGTCAAAAGAATAAAGAATGTAATGGCTTCTTCTATAAGCATATAACTATTGATAATGCAACAAGATTAGAAGAAATAACGTTAAGTTATGCTCTAACTCTTTATCAACAGACTCCAATGGGTAAGTCCTATAGAGGAGATGTTCGAATGTTGCCTAACGGTGCTGGGTGGTTTTATATCAGACAGGCTGTTAGAAAAGTTATTGATATGTTTAGAGAGTTGTGTGAAGAATTTATTTTAGTAGGCCATACTAAAGATAAATTAGTCAATAAGGATGGTGAAGAACTATCTGAAATGCAGCTTGATCTTGCTGGAAGACTTAGTGATATTATCTGTGGAGAAGCAGATGCTATAGGCTATGTCTATAGAAAGAAAAACCAGACATTAATTTCGTTTCAGGGCGGAGAAAACAATATAGTAGAAGCGAGAGCGCCTCATCTTAGAGGCCAGAAAATTGTTATTGCTGAAAGTGATAACGAAGGTAAGTTAGTTACCTATTGGGATAGAATTTATTTGCCTAATAATGATTAAAATATACGTATATGTACAGTTCTAGCAGAGCAAAAAAGATTGTAAAAAACGATGTAGCATTTTTAAGTGCAGGTATTCATGATAATGTCCATTTAATTGGAGTTAGATATGAGACCTCAATTCAAGATAACAGTTTTATCGAATTTAAGTTCGAAAAAGAAGGTAGGATTATGACTCACACTGAGTGGGAACCGAGAAAGAAAACAAGTTTCGGTGAGCTTACTCAGGATGAGTTTGAGTTAAAGTGTGATAAGCAATTTTCTCGTGTAAAGCAGATTTTAGAGTGTTTTTATGACGAGGATAAGTTGCAATTTGAAGGTGAAAGCTTCAAAGAGTATGCTAAATGGGTAGTAGGACTTTTGTCTGCAGATAACATTAAGGACAAAGCCTTAAGAGTAAAAGTTGTCTATAATGATAAAGGTTATACCACACTTCCGAAGTATGCGAAATACACGTTTATCGAGCCTATGTCTACAGTAGATGCTGGTGAATCAATGATTACTAAGTTAGGAATTGATTTATTTGAAAAGCCTATTGTAGCTGATGTTGAGAAACAAAATGCTAATCCATTCCAAGTAGTAAATGGTACATTAGAAAGCGTTGACGTTACAACAAGTAACGATAATGAGGATGATTTGCCTTTCTAAAAAAGGTAGAACATTATATAACTAATTAAATTGGGAGGGTAACAAAAGTTACTCTCCCTTTTTTATTAACCTCAAAAAAATAATTTATTATGTTAGATATTCAAGAGATAGAATCAAAGTTAACAGACTTAAAATATTCAGTAAAAAATGGTGAGATTAGTGGTAATGCGAAGGGACACGATGACTTAGAACATCCGTTTTTGCAAATGATGCAACAGTTTGTCGAAAATGGTAAACAAACTGAGTGGGAAAAAATGTTCAAGCAAGCATCTGAGAAGATGTTGAATAGTGAAGGGTCTGAGTCTAGCAGTAGCATTGGAGACAATCTTACTACTAAAACGAAACCAAAAGATCTAGAGGTTGGTGATGAGTTTTTTGGTAGTATTATTACTACTGTCAAAGACGAAAACGGTAAAAACAAACGTACAAAACCGATAGATTTTTGGAAAGTCATAGAGAAGGATACTCGCTTTGGAACTAAATATACGGTTACAAACAATAAAGGAGAGAAGTTCAAAACATCTGCTTCTGGGATTACTATGCGTAAAGCTAGTGAGTTTCAGGATAAACTTCGTAAAGAACTTGAAAAACTTAAACAGAAGTTAGAGGAAGAAAAGAAACGTTTAGCTGAAGAAGCTAAATATGTTGATATATCCAAAATGGAACCAGAGGAACAATTGAAGAAGATTATTGAAGCTGGTATGCGAAACATTTGGATGGTAGGTCCTGCAGGATGTGGTAAATCTACTATGGCTCGTAATGTTGCAAACGAACTTAATGTTCCATACTTATGTATTTCTTGTGGTATTGGTACTTCTGCGACAGAGTTCGTAGGATATAAGTATCCTACTCGAGAATCTACTAAGTTTGCGGAATATTATGCTAAGCCATCTGTTATCTTGATTGATGAGATGACTGCATTAGACCCTGCAGTAGGTCAAGTATTAAATGCTGCTCTTGCTAACGGTGAGATTGAGACTACTACTGGTTTAGTATGTCGTCACCCCGAGTGTATCATCATTGCTACTTCTAATACGTTTGGCAATGGTGCGAGTCGACAGTATGTGGCTAACAATCAATTAGACGCATCTACTATTGACCGATTCACCGGTGGCATTATAGAAGTTAACTATTCTGTAGATTACGAAAGTCAGTATGATACTGATGTAGTAAACTACGTATGGAAACTTCGTGAGATAATCAAAGAGTGTAATCTACGCCGAGTTGCATCTACGCGTATGATTCAGTCTGGACACCTTATGAAGAAGGCTTATTTTAAGAATTGGAAAGAGATGTTGATTACTAACTGGACTGATTCTGAGAAGGAAATGGTCAGTAAAGAGCTAGATTTTTCAACTCGTTTTTTACAAGTATCTGAAACTAAATCCGAAATTAAAAAAGCAGCGTGACATGGGTAAAAGACTGGAGACACATTTTGATAATCTCGACAAATTTTACACTGAGTGTGAAGTTCAAGAAGACACAGGTAGTCCTGATAAATATAAGGAAGTATCTAGAGTAGATGATCCTAAATGGGTAGGACTAACTAAAGAAGAGATTCAGAAGTCTAAATACTTTTATAAAGAAGGTTTAGATAAACTTGAGAAGTTAGATGAAGATCTTATATTTGGAGGATCAAAAACTAACTACAAGTATGATGAAAATGATGGAGACGATATGAATTACGATAGATTTATCGAAGGATTACCGTCTCTTAGGAAAAGACAAAGAACTGGAGGAGATAAAAACGGAAAATTTATTAAACTACATGTAGGAATATGCGAAAGTTGTATGGTATCTGCAAAAGTTATGCTTTATAAGTCATATACTGCTTTAAAACTTGCAGATTATTTAGAATCTCAAGGTTATCGTGTGCAGATTTCAACATTTGCTGAAGTAGAATCGTTAGGTTATTACAAAGAAGAGCATATTGAGTATCTATTAGTAGAAGTAGTATTTAAGCGATTTGAAGACCCCTTAATATTACCTACTATGCTTACATGTGTATCTCCTTGGTTTTTTAGATATCATATGTTCAGATTTTGGACTGCCAAATTTAAATGTGGTTGGGGGCTAGGTCATGTTCCTAGACAAACCAGAAAAAGTACTAAATCTGATATTTATATCTCTTCAGGAGAATGCCTATGCGAAGAAGGCGCTAAGGAAAAAATTGAAAAAATTAAGAAACTTTTTGAAACTGATCATGGGGATGAGGAATAGGTATTATCGCACGTAAGTGGATGTACTGTCTGGTAAAGAAATACAAAGTCTGAAAAGGACGACAGAATACCTAGATTGGAGCTAGTTAATATATACTAGCATGGGGGTTCGAATCCCCCTCTCACACAAAAAGAGAGTAAGCACATATATCTTCAAGTAGGCGGGCTGCTTTGCAGTCGGCGTACGGTGGGTGGAGGTAGAAGCAGATGTGTGAATAGCCCGGTATTTTTTACCTAAGGAGAGGTGCAAGTCCTCTACTCTCACTAAAATTGCTATATTATGTACGACTCTAGGAGAATTAAAAAAGAGGATCCTATTACTTTAGATTATATTCTATCTAGAGTAACAGAGTATGACATATATGCACGTTATATAGGACAATTTAAAATAGGTTATATCTACAATAGTCCATTTAGAGAAGATAAAAATCCTTCATTTGGGATATTTAGAAGTAGGAAAACAGGTAAACTGTTATTTAAAGATCATGGTAATGGTCTTTGTGGAGATGTAATTAGATTCGTGCAAGAATATACTGGCATAACTAATTATAATGAACTACTGAAACAGATTGTAAAAGATCTGAATATAAAGAATAATACTGTTTTAAAGAGTACTAAAGCGTATGAAAAGTCTGAAGAAACCGTAATTGGAGTAGTAAGGCAAGAATTCACTAATGTTGATAAAGCATTTTGGCAACAGTTTGGTATTACTCTAGATACATTAAAGAAATATAACGTAAGTAGTATTAAATACTATTTATGTGATGGAATTGTAAAGGGTATTTATAAGGATGAAAGTCCAATGTATGCATATAAGGTTTATGATAAGTTTAAAATTTATAGACCTCTAGCTGATAAGTACACTAAATGGCGTAATAATCTTACTGAATATGATATTCAAGGGTTAGAACAACTTCCTGAAAAAGGCGAACTATTAATTATAACTAAGTCTCTCAAAGACGTTATGTGTTTGAAAGAAATGGGTTATAATGCAATATCTCCATCATCAGAAAGTACATTTATTCCAGACAATATTTTAGACATATTAAAGAAGCGTTTTAAACGTATATTGGTATGTTTTGATAGAGATCCTGCAGGAGTCAAAAATATGCGTAAGATAAGCAAAAGAACAGGCTTATATGGGTTTTTAACTCATAAAAAATTTAAGAGTAAAGATATTAGTGATGCCGTTAAGAATAACGGCTTTGAAGTTATTAAAAACTGGTTAAATAAGACATTATGAAAGTATTAAAAAATATTTGGAAAGGTATTCGGTTTGGTATTGGTATGATATTTACTGTCCCGTTCCTTATTAGTATGTTTTGTACATACTTGTTTGGTATTGCTGTAGCTGTATTTGATTATTCTATCATTGATAAAATCAGTGAAAAATTAAGTATAGTTAAAAATAATAATACTGAACTTACTGATGAGGAAATGCTAAATGCTAAACGGGAGTTAGAAACCTTGATTGTAGAACTTGAGAAATTAAAGGAGGCACTTAATGATCGAGTTGCTTAGTACTACAATTACTGTCAATTTAGTAGCTTTAATATCCTTTATTGTTTTATGTTGTACTATTAGCAACATACTCAATCTTCTTTCGTTTAAGAAATTATTAAAACAAATCTTAGATGAAAAAGAAAAAGAGTCAAAACAAGAAAGTGATAAATGCGACTCCAACTGTCTTCGATAATATTAATTTCCGAAGTAAGTTAGAAGTATATACATATAAAGCACTAAAAGAAAATAAACTGAAAGCTGAGTACGAGCCTATAAAGTTTGAGCTAGTCCCCAGTTTTCAGTTTAAAGATAAAAAGATACGACCTATGACATATACTCCAGATTTTGTAGGTAATAACTTTATAATTGAAGCAAAAGGTAGACCTAATGATGTCTTTCCTTATAAGTGGAAATTATTTCAGTACAACCTAGTTAAATCAGGTTTAGATGAACAGTATCATTTATTTATTGTTCATAATCATAAGGAAGTAAATGAATGTATTAAACAAATAAAACAGTTAACTGATGGAAAATAAAAACGTATTAGAAGAATATGATCTGATTGTTGATCTAGGTCCAGTAAAGGACGAGGAAGAATCAGAAAATGTAGAAGAATAATATGGATTTAAGTATACCTTACTATGATGACAATTCTCGTATATCTAATAGTAATTTAGGGCAATTCTTGAAGAAAGGTCCAAGATATCTAAAAGATATGCTAGAAGGAAATGTTGAAGGTCTTAAAGCTAGTTATTTAGATAAAGGAACAATGATACATATGTATATTCTTCAACCTGAAGAATTCTGGGCACATTATCGAATACTAGATTTTGAAACTCCAAGTAGTAAACAACAGCAGTTATTTGCTGATAAACTAGTTGGTACTGTAGAAATTGACCCAGATTTAGCCCTTATAAAGGCTTATTCTGATGCCTATAGTACAAAAGGTAAGAGTGAAGAAAAAATACTCTTAGAAGCCAAAGAAATGGCTAAAAAGCTAGAAAACTACATAGAGTATCTTAAGACTGAACGGCAAACTGAATTGAAATCTATTTCGTTTGCTGATCTGAATATGCTAAAAACTATTAAGCAGAACATTCAGAACCACAAGAAAGCAAATGAATTATTATATAAACAACCGCAAACTTGCGAACAAAACAACGAGTTCCACATAAATTGGGAATTTCCAAAAGCTTACGAAAACTATCATTTATCTTGTAAGTCTTTATTAGACAGGCTAATGATAGATCATACTCTAAAGAAGATTACATTAGTAGATTTAAAGACTACTGCTGATGTATGGAATTTTGAACATTCTATCGAAGAGTATGACTATAGAAGACAATTAGCTTACTATTGGTTAGCAATTCATTGGTACTTTAAGTACGAACTGAATATAGATATAGAGGAATACACAAAAGAAACCTATATCATTGCTATCCAAAGTAATAATGGATATGAAGTTAGAGTTATTAACTTTACTCCAGAATGTATAGAAGAAAGACTTACAATAATATCAGAAACTATCAGAAGAATATGCTGGCATAAACAAAACGATTTATGGGACCACTCTAGAGAGTATTACGATGGAGATGGATCAGAAGTGTATGATGGAAATGATAGTATCTCTATTCTTTAATAAATGTTATTCGAATATTATATTAAAGAAATTATCTACCTATTTTATAAAAGAAAACCTGCACATAAGTTATGCAGGTTTATCATATACTGAATATATAAATTTATGTAAATTGTATAAACAGCATCATTTATATTTAGGTTACTATAGATATAAAGGAGATATAGATTATCATACCGTCTTCATATTTAAAATAAATCCGAAGCATGATAGACTAATATATGTAATAAAGAATAGATATTATCATCTATTACCTCTTAAAGTAAAAGAGCATATTACTCAGTTTACTAATAAGAATGTATTTATTAGTTCAAGTGCTAGAATAAATGATAGTATTATGAAAGATGAAGTAACGTTAACAGTGAGAGAAGAACTATTTATAATGCAAATGGCTGAGCAGCAAGATGTTCAAGAGCCAACATTGCTTGAAGATATAAATTGCCTTGGATTTTAGTATCCAAAACTTAATTGTTTGAAAAAAGAAAGGGGTCGTTGTGAAACGATCCCTTTTTTGTTTATCCAATACGATTTATCATATCGTTTAGTTTCTCTCGTGGATTTTTCATATTATAATAGGCATTAAGTATTGGAATAACTTTAATGAAGTCTCTTTGCCATCCCTTTAATCCTTTATAAGCACCTCTTTCAATTTCTTCATATTTTCTACTACTCAAATAAGATAATGGATTAATAACCCTATTAACATCTACAAATGTTTGAATTAATGGAGTAATAGAATTAAGAATATCGAATACATCCATTGCATTATACCTAGAACCAGACTCTAATGAAATCTTCTTTAACTCTAATCGTAAGAATTGAGTAAACCAATAATCGTCATCATCCGCACCCATTCCAAATAGATTAAATATAGTTAACCAGAAGAAGTATGTGAACATTTGAGCATTAAACCTTCTAATATGTAAATCTATTTGTTTCTTTACGTCTACATCAGGATATTGCTCTTGTAATTCTTTTAACTTCTCATCATTTCTTCCAGTGAGTACTCTCAAGAGTTTAATAAGCTTTCTATCAGATCCATATTTCCATCCATAGAAATATGCTGATGCTGTTCCCATCGATAACTCTTTTGTCTGGTAATTCCAGTACATTGGAGATATTGTATTTTCTATATTTTTTGGAATAAAAGCACGGAACATAAGTATAGTACTAAGGGCTGGTAATAAATGAACACCACTTTTATCTGCTTCCTCAACCATACCTTCTGCATGACTAGATATAGACCCTAACTTAGCAGTTATTTCTTCTTCTAACTCAGCAGTAACATATGGTGCATACTTGGATTTTACTCTAAACCCATCTTTCATTTCATAAGCATTCCATAAATTATCTTTAGCGTTTCTATATATAGCCTTACGCTCTTCTATAGACTTATTAAGAAAATGGTTATCTAGAAAATCGTTCTCAGAAATAAAATGTAATTGCCCATCTTCTAATCGAACTAACTTATAGTTTAAATAAACTGAAACAGTAAATGCACTATTAGGTAAAAATGACATTAACTTAAAAGCAGAGTATGGTTCTACAGCTCTAGTGATCATTCTACCTATTCTCCATCTATTAGTATTGGATAAATCTTCCTCTTGATTAAAAGTAAGACCATTATATTCTAATGCACCTATTAATTTATTATTAGCTTGGTTTTTACCAAATTGACTAGCAGCTTTTAAGCTAATTAGTTCTTTTGTTAAAATACCATTTGCAATCGTGAAATCATGCATATTATAATGCTTACGAACAAAAGCATCATTAGCATAAAAACTCCATGCAGCAACTCCACCAGATATTGCAGAACGTAAGTTCCAAGACAAACCAATATCTCTACCCCATCTTGAAAAATGCTCAAATACTTTATCTAAAGAAATCTTATAACCTTTTAATGTTACTTCAGGTAATATATCTCGTCTACCATAGATATGATAACCTATATAAGTATGAACTGCATCTGCTAATTTACTACTTGCAGCAGGTTTAGTAAAACCTTTTTGTCTAATAGAACCTGCATTAGTAATTAAACTATCTAATAGATTTAATTGAGGTGCCACTTTCTTTTTATTCTCATAATTACAAGCCATTCTGTAATACTTAGCAATAGCTCCAATTAAATCATTAGTACCAGAAGCAGGATCAGTAAGCATGGTAGTATACATAGTAGGCATAATATTTATCTCTGTACCATTAGGTCTAGTCTCTACTTTTACTCCATGTATTTCATCATCTGGTTGAATACCAAATGCATCTACCATATAATTTCTTGTACCTGTAATAAGCCCTCTACTACCCCAGTAATTAAAAATATTACCATTAATTTGTGGTAACTTATAGTTATTTTTATAATTAGAGTGAGTAATTTTATCATTAGCTTCATTCATGACATCTAGAATAACATTTCTAAGATTAACTAGAGCTGGATCTCTCATTACAGCATTATAAGCCTTTCTATTATCATATTCTTTAATAGATAATTTAGGTTGTTCTGCCTCTGGTATACTATTATCGTAGTTTTTATTATAGAACTTAGATTCTTCAGATGTTTCAGCCCAATTGCTATTTGGTACTCTATGCATATACTGTTGACGTACTGGTATTACTTTGGTCATATAAGAAGCATAGTGTTTTACTCCTTTATCGTCTACCCATATATCTTCAGGTGATACAGCACTTTTACCTCCATTTTCCTTTGCTAGATCACTAAGTTCAGATTTAAATAACCTAACACTACCAACAGTTTTTTTAGTACGTTTTCTCACATTATACATTGCTATATCAAGCTCTTTGATTTTATCCTTAACTGCTTGAGGCATTCTAGTATAATCTGGTTCAAATTTATCAGTTCTATATAACCTCAATAGATTGTATCTGGCTTGATATAATCTATCATATATTTCACCATAATCTTTTTTATTTTGCTTAGATACCTTCTCTTTAAACTCATCTGTAAGCTCCCATCTGGTATTACGCTCTAACCAAGCACTATATAATGTGTCACTTCCATCTGGAGTATACCCCTCAACATTTTTCATTCTTTCCATTTCTTCTAGGAAAGCATCCATGTCTACTTTAGACTCCAATCCTTCTTGTAGTTTGGCATAAGCTTCTGTAAGTTCAGCAGCTATTTGAGCTTCTACACTACCTTCTGGTTTTAATTCTCCACTAATAGGATCATAAGGATTTGCAAGATTCCTTTTCTTCTCTAATAACCTAATATATTTTTGATATTCATCTATTGGCATTCTTTCGAATCTAGGTTTATTAGTACTACTATCTCTGTATGGTTTTAATATGTTATCTATCTCTAGATTTACTTCGGATAGAGCCATATTAGCTTCCATACTTAAATTGGTAAATATAGCATAAAATTCTGGCGTATATTTTCTTTCACAATTCTCAGACTTCCAATTATTATAATCTTTTTGATATTGTATCCATAAAGATGGGTTAAGCTTAAGTTCGTCAATGCTAGCTAGTTTATGCTTTTTTAACCAATCCTTTCTAAACTTATATTTGTTATTTTGATATACACCATACCTACGATCTCTAATTAAATATCCAGTCTTTTTACCATCTACGTCTCTTTCAAATAAAAGTTTATGGTCTCTTGTATCTTTAGCAGCATTATATAATTCAGCATACTTACGATAAACCTGTTTATGAGTCATAGAATTAACATCTCCAATAACTTTTCTTAATAGTTTAATAACAAATTTAGGTGAGTTTACAGGAGTAGCGAAGAATCTATGATACCAATTTAAATCACCATCAAAAGTAAGCCAGTTCATCAGAGCTCTATCTATATTAGGGTCTTTAGCTTCTTCCATCTCAGTACGCAAGAACTTTTCTACTGTTCTTCTAACTGAGTTCCCATACATGTAACCAATGTTTTCTCTATCTATCATCTTTTTAGATGAGAATTCTCTAATCAATCCATCTACTACAGATAATATATTATCAAATTCATTAGTACCTAATATATTTTCATAAATATTCCTATTAAATTCTGTATTTAGCTCATTATAAAGTTTACGTAAATTACTCTCATGTGGGTATAAATACTCAGCACCAAAATTATCTAAAGCAGTTCTTAACTTAGTAAGTTCTTCAGTATCATTTGTTATTTGTGCAGTACTTATCTTCTCATCAATAGTTTTAATTACTTTCTCTGCTTCATCTAGACTATATAGTACATTATCTACATACTCTAGACTACCATTAAGAAAATTAGCAATATTGTTAACACCTTCTACATCAGTTATAGAATTTTGAATACTTCTAAGACTAGATAGTAACTTATCATTACGTAAGTTTTCATTTCTATCAAATTTGTCTTCTATAACATTGTATCTTAAGGAAGCTACACGGTTCTCTGCTGTCTTAACCATATCAGAGAATACAGATCTAAGTTTAATAGAAGCAATTTCTTCACGTTTACTAGCTGCTGGTAGAACATCTAGTATATAATCATAAGAATCTTCTCTTTGCTCTAGAGTTTGATATGCATTAAATTCAATAACATTATCTACTATTTTATTAATTAAGTCTTGATGAGTAGTATTTTTACCAAATAACCTCTTAAACCAATCAATAATTTTTTGAATTAATGTTTTTTCTCCTTTTGTAGCAGGAAAGTCAAACATATTGTGAATGACCTCAGGATTAGAAAATAGCTCTGCAGCAAACTCATATACATTCTTACTAGCATGATCCTCATACTTTTCTGCATATTCTTTTTGAATCTTTCTAAGTTCATTAGCTGCTTCAGTATTTGAAGCTAATGAGTCTAGAGTAATAGCATGGGCTATTTCATGCAATAACACATTCTCTAATGAACCATATCTACTGAAATCACCATTTCTATTTACTACAATCTTATTTGCATTTCTATCATATATAGCAGGTGTCCAATAAGTAGCTTCAGGATATACCTCATTCAATGGTCTATCAGTATATTCAATAGATACAGGCTGCATATTTATTTTGGCAGCAACGTCATTGAGTACAGTAGCCATTTCAGAATCCATATTATCCAATAGTTCTTTACTATTACTGTAGGATTGCATAGATTCTAGTTGACTTGTATTTTCTGAGTTACTATCTGCTAGATATATATTATTATCCTGAGTAGAGAATGTACCCTGATTATCTATTGATTTAATTTGATTAGGATTGGATACTAAATAATCAGATATTGGCTTTGATTCTCTAGTCTCATCTATATTAGTTATAAGAACTGATTCGTTTGCGTCGATTTCATTTTTATTTTCTGATAAGACTTTATCCGCCCTTTCTCCTTTACCATCTATTACTAATAAATTTTTAGCACTCAAGAAAACTGGGTAAAATAATTTATCACGATTTGGATTTTTATACGTATGTACATCACCAGCTTCTACATGAGAAAACCATATATTTTTTAATTCTTCTACTGTAACACCTTTTAATTTTTTAGCAATATATCCCCACACAAATTCATCTTCTTCTCCTTTTTGTACTTCATCTAATGGGATAAAATCTAATTCTCTATCAACTATATGTAGTATAGCTTCGTCTCTTGGAGAAATAAAAGATTTAGCTGTTTTTATAGAGGGAGTGAAAAAGAATTTAGGAGCTATTTTTGTAGATAAATACTGTCTATTGTCAACAGACGGAATAGCAAATGTATCAAATTCACTGCTACTTCCATGATACACTACTAAAGGTTCACTATTCTCATCTACTACTTTGGATACATTGGTTTTATCTTCAGATTGCCAGTCCCCAAACCATTCTTTAAAACTCTTAGAATAAGTTCTAGCCTTAGCTTGAATAGCAGCTACTCTATCACCATTATAATGCTCTAAAAGATCTGAAAAGAGCTTAGACGGCTCCCCATTGGGAGCCTTATCTATGCCATTACCATTGTTCTGCGACCATATATGATA